TGCTTTAAAACCTATCTATAAGTTTTATGAAGAAACTATTTATAATATATTAAAAAAACAAGGTTATAAGCCAACAAGAATAACTGATGAGTATGGCAATGAGTGGTATGAAGTGAAGATTAATGATAATAGAGATGTAGCTCAAATACTTCTTAGTGTGAATCCTAATTCTTCAGCAAGGAGAGAGTTATTGGATCATTATAGAGAGAACATGGATGAAGCTGATATCATCTCTACTCACACTTTAGGAGATGCTCTTAAGACTGCAAGGAAGAAAGGTAAAATAACTTCTTATCAGGCGATTCTCTATGATATTTTAGAGACTCTTGATACAAAAGTAGTAGTACTCCCAAAAGAGAAGTACTTTGATGCAATATATGGTGGTTGGTACAACCCTAATGACAGCACAATTTATGTACCAAGAGGAACAAATGTATATACCTTTGTACATGAAGGCTTACATGCCTTAGTAGTCCCTAAATATCTAACCGATAAACAGTTTAAAGCTGAGATAGATGGACTATATGATAAAGTGATGGAGAGATTGCAAGATCCAGATTCTCCTTGGTTTAAAGCTTATCAAGAAATAGTAGATGCTAACGACACTCATGGATTTACTAATGCCCATGAATTTTTATCTGAACTGTTTGCTAATCCCAGATATGGAAGATTAATAGCAGAACTTGAGATTGATAGCAGAGATCACTTCTCAATCAGTCCTAATAAATTCACTAGTGTCAAATTTATTGACGAGTTAATTGATAGTATTATCAGGCTTATCAATAGAGTAATGGGTAAGAAAGAGACAGTTGGTGGTATATTTGAGACTCTGATTAGAAGGAATGAAGCTGAGCTTAAAAAAGCCATGAAAGAGGTTATCACGGATGGCGGTTATTATAACTCAAAAACCAGCTTTGGAAATATTTATGATGAATTTACGATAGCTCAAGTAGATCAAGCTGCAAGGTTAGCTGCTCGTGTATTCGATGGTTATACCAGTAAACTGATGAAAGAGAATGATCTTGAAAGAGATGAGGCTTATCGTATTGCTCTTTCACAAAATCCTCAACAGAATCTTATTGTTTCCAGAGAGATAGATAGTGTCTATGGTTTCTTTGAAAGCTATTCAGACGACCCTAACGCAGCCAGGCTTCTTAAATATATAAACACTGATAGTGATTTCTATCGTGTAGTACTCGATAAAATCTCAAAGAGAGGAGTTCATATTGACTTTGATATTGAAGAAGAGATAGATGAAGAAGATGAGACTAAAGAATATTACGCTGTAAACGATGCCTATATCAGTCCTACGGAGAGATTGTCTCCTACGTTGAAAGCTCTATTTCATGGTATTCCTAATAGGGAGTTCGATGGAGATCAAATTAAATACACTAAAGGATTCATAGAAAAATTCCCTGACTATCTTGATGGTTCTCAGGTGTTTGCTTATCTTATTGAGAATATCAGAGAGACTTATAACGAAGAGGATATGATGGATCAGCTCAAGGAATTGGCCACAATCAAGCCTTGGGTCTATGATGTTATTGAACTTCTGGAAGATAAAGTAAAAGAGGGAGAGACTATCAATAATTCAGCACTTAGAAGTCAGATATTAGGAATATTCCAAATGAATACACCTGAGCCTATGTTGGCTTATACAAATGGCAGGTTCGGTAGTGCAACTGAGAGAGACATAGTTCGTCAGGTCATCAGTGACTTAAGAAATGGAATAAGCACTAATAATATCACACCAGAAAGAGCTAAGGAGTTGTTAGATCAAAAGCTCTCAGTCCATGAATACTTAGTTAGACTTGGTATTAAAATTGATGACCATCCTAAACTTCGGAAGATATCTGATAACGTTACAGAATTGCTCACAGCTATTAGTAACAATGTAGATATCTTCACAGAGAAGGGAGCAGTTACTAACACTAACAAAATAGCCTCTTTTGTTAAAAAATTCTATTCTTCTTACTATGTACCTTCATTTACTAATGTTAACTATGAACGTGAGTATTTACACAGAAGACCCAATTTTGTAAACAGAAGACTTAGGGCATATAAAGATAAAGGACTTCGTTATGGAACAGATCCGTTCTATGAACTAATGCCCTTTTTTGATGACGTAAAGGAAGCAAAAGACATAGTTGAATACGCCAATCTCAACGGACTAGCTGGAATAAGAGTAAGAGTACCTTACAATAAAATGAGTAAAAGCAATTTTCTACTATCTACGTTGACTGCTTTCCATAATAACGGAAATGCAAAAAAAGCTTACTTTGGATTCCCAGTATTTTCAGACTCCAGAGAGTATGGTTTCTTAAGGATGCCTAAACTGTCTGTAGAAGACTCAGTAGATAGAATATATTTGGCTGCATTAAGTGAGATGAATAGAGTAGAACATCCTGCTCACAAGCGCCCTAAATACAGAATGTTTTCTTATGTAACTAGTAGAGATGAGACAACAGCTAAAGACCAGATTAGAGAACATCTTTTAATAAAGAGAGACGAACTTGCTGCTAACCTTAAAGTGCTAAAAGTTAATTCTCCAATAAGAACAGTAGATGATCTTCATCAATTTGTAGCTAACGATCACTATATGCAAAGTCAACTGATTACTATGTTTTCAGGTGACCCTGCTTTTTATTCTGATACTTTATCGTTCTATAAGAGAAATAAACAGATTTATTCTCCTGTTACATATGGTAATACCGATGCTACGTTCACAGATGATAAGGGAAAAACACATAGCGTAAGAACTACTTATAACGTAGAGTATCTTTATGATGAACCACAGACCTCTCCTGATATTGATAAGATTAGAAATTTAATTGGAGATGAAGCTGATGCTTATGAGAGAATAGATAGATCAGACTCTCAATCGTTTATTGACCCTTATCGCTTTAGAGAGGAACAGATGATGCTGGGTCGCTGGAATGTCAAAAAAGAGAAAGCATATCGTAGAGTTCTTGCTGGTAAGGAAACTCCTAAAGATGTACGAGACGTATTTGAGGTAGTCAAATCTTTCATTTATGGTATTGTCAAAAAGGGAGACTCTGTTTATCCTGTAGAACATAAACTGTCAGAAGCTATACTTATTCCTAGTGAAGCAAGAAACCATCCAGCAAGGAAGGCTCTTCTTGAAAAAATGGGTTATAAGTTTGGAGAGGAAATAACTTTTGATGAGGAAGGTAGAGATAACGGTAAGTACACGGATCATTTTGTATTTTCTTCAGCTGTAAAGGTTGGTTTATTTGGTGATAAACATACTTTCATGAATGACATCTGGGGTCATCAACAAGAAACTCCTGTTAAATATAAGACCATTAAAGATGGTACGCAGAAGAAGAAGATGATCCAAACTAATGCTGATCCTGAAGATCTTGAAAATTATAACAACTTATTAAAAGAAGACTACCATAAACGTTGGAACTCATTTGTTAAAATGTTTAACACAGAAACAGCAAGAGACGTTGTGGTTAGACAGATGAGAGAAAGAGGGGAGCCTGAAGATATTATTCAAGCTATTGACAAGATTCCTTGGTATATTCCAGTACATTCTAATTCATTGGAAGCTACTGTAAATTCCATCCCAAAGAACAACTTTACAATCAGAAAAGTTCCAGGTGCTGCTTTTTATAATATATCAGATTGGGGACTTGAAAATCCACCCAGATTAGCGTGGAGTGATCAAGGTGATTTCTTATATGCAGAAGCGTGGGCTGATCTTCCTGTTGGAACAGAGGGTATAGCTTATCGTACTCCTACTGAAGGTTTCAGGTCTATGTTTAGATTTAAAGTAACTAAAAGGACTTTAGGGAACGGTGGTATAACTATGCCACAGGAACTTATAATTATGACAGGTCATGACTTTGATATCGACAAGACCTCATTGATCACATTTGAAACTGAGGATAGATCAAGTTTACATGATAGAACACTGTCTCTGATGTTGAATATGCTTCAGAAGAGACAAAAAGAACAGTTGATACCCGGCGATTTTAATAACTTTAAAGAAATTGTAGATAAGATTGCTCCACCTGTGAATGATCCTGATCTTCTTGATATTAACGTCAGAGCTGATGTTGTCGCTAGTTATAATGATGCCCGAGCATTGATTGGTATGGTAGCTGACTTTTCTGCAGCCTTTCCTGCAATGCAAATGTTTGGTGATTTACATACTAAAAGGTCTGTTCTAATTGGAGATCAAAAACTTACTAAACTTGGAGTAACAGAAGATTTAGATGGAGATCTGGTTAGTCAAGGTTTATCAGACTTAGGTGGTGCGTCTGTAGACGATAGGAATGATCCTCGAATGAGTAGAGTTAACCTCAATGAGTATACTGCTCCTGTTGCTTTAATGTTTAGAATAATGGGAGTTCCTCTTGAGATTACTCTTAGATTCATTAGTAATCCTATTATTAGAGAACTGACAGATAAGATTAGATCTGAAGGTGAGTTCATGGTAAGGCTCGCATTACAGAGTGAAGGTATAAATATTACAGGTAATACTGTACCACTCACAAACAAATATTTGACTGAAAAAGTTCCTGAAGGTTCCTTAGAACATGTAGCTAGAAAGCAAGAATTGGTTAATACGTTTATTGTATACAAACAAATAGCTGATGACGTTTATAGAAAGGTGATATTAGTAGCTCAAACGTCCGATGATGGTGTAGGTAAGTCGTTTGTAGAAACTGCCGATATTATTAATCGAAGAGAGATGTTACCTTATATGGAAAATCTTGCAGTATTAAATGCTGATAAGTTTTTTAATGATAAAAGGATTGCTAATAATGTTCTTTTTGATTTAGGTATAATAGGTGCTCAAAATGTATTATATGAGGTAGCAAAATTACCTTATGGAAACGAAGCATTTATCAAGATGCAGGAATATTTTACAGAACTTTCCGGTAGTTATATTTCAACCAGAGATAGTAAGCTCTTATATCATAGTTTTATGTCTTTCTTAGCGTCTAAAAAACTCAGAAGAGAACTTGTAGCTAAGCGAGCTAGTAAATTCTTTGATGAACTTCCTGATCTTACTGGGTTTGAATACACTAAGTCAGTTTTGGGAATGAGTAAGGAAGGATTTTTGATGAAAAGAGGTGATCCTGGAAAGCATGAAGCTTCATTAATTAGAAGAGAGATAGAGAGAATGTGGTTAAATGGTACTGAAGAACAAAGAAGATTTGCTGGTAACTTATTCTACTATGCATTCTTGCAATCAGGTGTCAGATTTGCTCCTAATTCCATTTCTAATCTAATTCCTCTCTCAATGTGGGGAGCTATTAACTTACAAGAATTAATTGATGATTCCTTGTCATTAAAGCAAGAACATCATAACTTTAAAGAGCAGTTCATCGCTAATTTCTTTCCTAGGTTGAACTTTATAAGACAGGTTAATACTACAAAAGGACAAGGTGCCTTGTACGTTAAGACTTACAAGAATAAGAAATGGAGATTGTTTAAGCGTACTGAAAATGAATATAAAGAGTTAACTCCAAAGAATGATTACTTGGAGAACGAATATTGGAACTATTATCAGGTTCCTGATTACACTGGTGAAGCTTTACCAGCTCCTGTTAATAAGCCAGAAGAGCTACCAGGACTCTCAGAAATTGAGGGAGAAGATTTTAAACCTTGCGAATAATGAGTTGTTTCATCCACAATAAAAGAAAGTACGAGAATACAGAAGCTCAAATAGCTTATGGTATCTATAAGTCAGTTATGACTCGTCTGGAAGACAGTAAATTATTTAGGAGAGCCAATAAAGGACTGTACTTACCTAAATATGACACAGAGCGTATTAAAGATGGAATGGCTCTAATTAACAGTATCAACAAGCAGTATGGAGAAAGGATAGTAGGACAGGATAGAAGTAGGAGAATTAAGGTTAACATTAATCCTATTGCTGAACAGAAGATAGCAGAATACTTTGCTAAACAGCAAACCTTTGTAGAAGATGAGGGTGAGATTAAAGTACCAGACGATGTTGTAGAAAAGAGAGATGAAGTTCTTGACACTCTTAGATCATTAATGATTAAATTAGGTTTAAGGGTTGGTATCTTTGAGGAATACCATGATGAATACAAAAAGAGGACAGGTAAGGTTTTGGATGAAGATGTTCAGGGTATCGTTGATATTCTGAACAGAACTATAGCTGTCAAGAAGGGTAACGAAAAAGCCTTATCTCAAGAGGTGGTTCACTTTGCAACTGTAGGACTCAAGGATGATTTTCGTTATAAGAGAGCTTTAGAGTTAGTTGTAGAGACTAAAGAATATGAAGAGTTACACGATGCTTACATGAGCAAATATGGTAACGAAGAGGATGTAAGAAAAGAGGTACTTGATAGATTGATTTGGAATCAGATTAGAAATAACATTAAACCTTATAGAAGACTGGCAAATGTTATCACTCATCTTTGGGATAAGTTTATGTCATTCTTTAACAACCACGAAGAGTTACAGTCTCATATAAATGATATTGCTAAAGACTTAATAGGAGCTAATGTTGATCCTAATTTTGATTTAACAGACAAGTTTTATTTTGATATTGATGTTGAGAAATATGAACAATCTACAATATTAAATAGATTTAAAGAACAGCTTGAAGAAACTATCAATAAAACTATACTTAGAACAAAAATAGCTTACACTAAAGATAAAGCTGTAAATAAAACTGAAATTAACAAGCGGTTAACAACGCTTAACAGGGCGCTCCATAATGATAAGGTTACTTATGGTGTTGTGAATGCTATCAATTATATAGGTTCTGACATTGAGAGAGCTTTTACTAAATACAAAAGAATAAAAGACAGAGCACTAAGCTCAGAACAAAACATAATAGCTAAACATCTTAAAGATCTTAATTCATTAGCAGAAGCCTATAATGGTATTATTCGTAATATTAAGGCAGGTTTAGCTGAGTATGATGGAGAACGTTACACAGAAATACGAAATGAGTTAATAAAAATACAATCAACTATTGATGATCTCATTACTCTTTATGAAAATGATGCGCCTTATCTTATAGCTGATTACATTCTTCCTCATTTTAAGAATCACCCTGATATTCACAGTCGTGATGACCTAGTAGCTATGCTTAAGGAAGGCAAGGATATTAACATGTATCACAGATTCTTATCAGCCATGGCAGAGACTCCTAACGATGTTTTGGGTGGTGTAGCCAGAGCTGTTCAACACTTGCAAGCTCAAGATAGAATCATTAATCATGCAAAAGGTCAAGATCTTTTAGTTATAGCTGAAGAGACAAAGAAAAAAGTTGGGGATTTTAAGTGGATGAAAGAACAGGTTGATGGTAAACCTACTAACAATTTAGTAACAGATAGGAATATGGAGGAGTATGAAAGAGAAGAAGCTAAAATGAGTAAAGAGTTAATAGAGAAATATGGACTACCAGAAGATGCGGAAGATAGGAGAAAACTATTTATTTATGATGCTGAAACTGTAAAGAACTGGAAACCGAACGCTTATCTGAGAGAGAGATTGAATAAGAAATTCGCTTATACTGGATTCTCCAATGATGTAGAACAGAAGCTTGCAGAGATTGACGCTACAAGAAAAATGTACAATAGAGACTGGGCTATTTGGATGAAGGATAACACTGAAGAAAATCCTGATACTCCTAATATCATAATGGACTATATTACGAGACTCTATAAAGATGAGTTTCACGATATAAATCAGGACTCTATAGATCAAATAATTAGAAACACCATTAAAGGATATCATAAATGGTTTCCTTCATTAGGTGAAGGTAAGACAGCGTTAAATGAGGATGAAAAATATGTACAACGTCTATTTCAGGAATGGGTAAATGAGAATATAGGTTATTCTGCTTATCGAGAGAGATCACATAAAGATCCTTTTTACGTTAAAGGTCAGCTGTTGAGACCTAGTGAGAGATATAGTAATCTTCAATACGATGAGATACAAGCTGATCCTGCAAAGAAGAAATTCTATAAGTACTACATGGATTTGAAAGCTAGTTTTGATAAGTTACTACCAATGGGAGTACCACATAGAGCTGTTCAGGTCCATAAAGATTTAATGGAGAGGATAAAAGACAAACCATTTGATGCAATCAAGCAAGAAATGTACGAATGGTTTAACAAAAGACAAGACGAAACAGAGTTTGGAGGAGAATTTGTTATTACAGATGAGAATAACAAGAGGTATGACACTCTTCCTGTTAATTTTATCAGGAAGATAGATCCTTCAGATCTAAGTGATGATCCGACGAGATCTTTGTTGTTATATATGGAAATGGCTCAACATTATATAACAATGAAGGATTACATTGACATACTTGAGGTGGGAGAGGATGTGCTAAAGAAGAGAAAGATAACAGGAAAACCAACCTGGTTAGGTAAGTTTAGATCTCTTATAGATAAGAATGTAAAAGAAGTAATTAGAACAGGCGGGTTTGTAGCAGATCGTTATCACGACTTTCTACAAATGCATATGTATGGTAAAAGTAAGAAACCCGGAGAGGATATTAAATGGTTACCAAAGAAGGGAGGTGGCTACTATATTGAATTTAATACGGCTAAACTAGCTGACACATTCAATAAATATGTGGGACTAAAAGGACTTGCTCTTAACTTAAGTGCAGCTTTAGCTAACCCTGTCATTTCTAACTTCTTGATTAGACAAGAGGGTGTAGCTGGACAACACGTAACCAATAGTGATATTCAAGCAGCTGATAACTTCTGGATGAGACATGGTGCAGGATATCTTGGCAGTATAGGTAATCTAACTACTAATAATATTTTGCGACTCTTAATCGACAAATATGATATGGTTCAAGATTATACCTCTAGGCTATATGGCATGAATACTGACAGAGACTGGTTCAAACGTCAGCTTAACATGAGCCATGCTCTTTTTGCAACCAGAATGGGTGAAGTACATGTTGGTTCAAGAATGGGTCTATCCATCTTAAACAACATAAAAGTAGAATATAAAGGGGAAAAGATACCACTGCTTAAGGCATACAAGGTAGATAATAACAAAGCAGTACTAAAGGAAGGAGTTAAAATAAACGAAGCGGAAGTTTACCTGAAAATTCAACAGCTCAACCGTGAGTTACACGGTAACATGGGAGACATGGATAGAATAGCTGCTAAACAGTGGGCAATAGGTAGGATGGCCATGGTCTTTAGATCATGGATGCCACCAGGTATTTCGAGAAGGTTTGTGGGAAAACATTATGATTACAATACTGAGAAAATGAATGAAGGAACTTATATTTCCTTATTCAAGTTTATGTCAGGTTTGATCAGTGAGATGAGAGCAGGCAGCTTTCATCTTATGGCCTACTATGACCAGTTGGAAGATTGGCAAAGAGCAAATATACTAAGAGGACTTACTGGAATGGCTCAATTTACATTTGCTGTAGTAGCAGGTGGAATACTGAGAGCCTTAGGTGAGGGAGCTGACGATGATGATAAATACCTCTTGAATACGTTTGCATTACAAGTTAACAGACTAAGGTCTGAATTAGGATTTTATGCTAATCCTAATGAATTTATGAGAATTATGAAAGCTCCAAGTGCTGGTGTAATGCAAGTTCAAAACATAATTGATCTGTTTACCGCAGTTGATCCTTATGGCTGGATGGTAAATGATAAACCTTTTTTACGGGTATATCAATCAGGTAAACATAAAGGTGAAACATTTTTATGGGTAAAGAGTAGAAAACTTATTCCACCAGTAGATCAGGTTGAACGATGGTTTACACCTGAAGAGACTTTGAAATATTATACACAATAAAGAAAAGGGGTTTCCCCCTTCTCTTTACTGCAAAGTATCCGGCTGAGTGATCTCAGCTGGAGTTTCTGTCTGATCTGTCTGATTAACAGTTGAACAACTGTCGCAAGCACAAACAAACAAAAATGCAATAAATACAAATACATACTTCATAATGCAAAAAATTAAAAAAGTTATTTACAAAGACAAGATTGTTTATGAAGGAAACAAATGCTGGGGTTTAAGTTGGAATGATGGTGTTATCGAACTTGACAAATCTTTAAAAGGTAAAGGTCATTTACAGATACTTATACACGAAATATATCACCGTCTCTTTCCAGACTTATCAGAGAAAGAAATAAATAAACTATCTATTCATACTGCAGACATTCTTTGGAAGGAAGACTATAGACGAGTAGATAATAATGAAACCAAACTTAAATAATCATGTGGGAATATAGAGGTAATACCTTATACGCAAAGTTATCAGCTATTAATTTTACATATATTAAAATGGCTAATGGCGTAAAATATTACAAAACAATACCACTCGTGTTAGACTTTAAGAAGATTGAAGGATCTTCTCAGAAGGTAGTAGAATATTGTCAAGCTGCATTAAGAAAATATTATGGTAGATGCTTTACAGTTAAACTTAGTCATACTTTTACCCAGCACGGTGAAGAATGGTCGTCATTCAAGCTGTTCTGTGTAGGTACAGATGAAGATGTACCATATGAATCTCTTGTTCATAGTATAGGTTTTATTAATATAATAGATGGAATTCGGTTTAACTTTGAGATAATCTTATCGCCAACTCCTAGCTGTCCTGGATCGTATGAAGCTGCTGTAACTTGTATACCATATACAGGTCAGATTCCAGATCAGGCTAAGACACTTTCGTGAAAAACATACCAGGTATCTATATCAATATACAATATACCTTTTAGTTCTTCTGGTTCTAGAGCCACAATATAACCGTCAACAGTAGTATAATACTTTCCAGTCAGACATGGCTCTTCAATTTCTTCAATGGCACAGCCTCTTAGATAATCTAAAAAGCTATGCCATTTTTCGTTTGGATCTATTGGACACTTTACTGCATACTTCATCTCTTAGCTTTTAACGTACTCTATTAACATAGTCTTTAATTTTTAATCAGTTACTATAATTTCAATACTTCTTTAAGATTTCGCTTGATCTTATGTTTCCCTACTTTTATAAGATGTTTTCTAATACTCCTATAAACATGATCTATATTATGTTCTTTGAATATTACAAGAGCAACCCCTAGCTCACCTCTGTCAAATGTATCATCTCGAAATCTCATCCATCCTGATTTATCCCATCTATCATACTCTAAGTCGATTCCAAGATTCTGACACAAATTAATAATCTCTAATTTAGTCATGATGATAAATATTAATTCTTTCAGTAAATTTTTGTAAAATTTCATCTATATGAAATGGACGATACTCTCCAAACTCTCTAAACGCTACATCAACTCCTACATCCATACTCATTCCATAATCAGGCATGTTACCATGGCTGTGGCCATATAAACAAATAGTTCCGTGAGCAGAACCGTCCCATGCTCTCATTGGATAATGAATGAGAAAAAAACGTTGTTTATTAATTGTAACTATAGACCATTTCTCTACGGAAGTAAATAATGCTTGAGCTTCTTTTCTCTTACGTATTGTCTTATCATGATTACCTAAGATGAAATGAAACTCTTTTACAAGGATTTGTTGTCTGAGATATCTTATTGTATCAAAGGAGCCAAAACAAAAGTCGCCCATAAAGTAAAGAGCATCATCCTCTTTCACATGAGAATTAAGAGTATCAATGATGCTTCTTGTCATATGATCTTTATCCTTAAAGTCTCTTGTGCTCTCTATGTCCCATATGGAAGTTCCTCTTGCCATGTTTCTGTGTAGAAAATGAAAGTCACTTGTAAACCATGTATTTTTCATTCAAAAGGATTTTCTTCTATATAGATCTCATTTTGACTAGCCCAATCTTTCCATGCATCTTTTGGATCTTTAATCTCTTGACCATCCATATAGTCAATCAAAGAATTCGCAAGTCCAAGTATCATAGATTTTTCATGGTTGTCTGACCAAGCACTGATTCTGTTAATCTCAAGTTGCCACAATATTCTATTTAAAAGCTCTTCTGGATAATTCCATATCGCTTTTAATGCTGGTAAATATTGATGTGGATCGTTTATTCTAGCCACTTTGTTTTCTTATTTAGTTTTTTAGCTACAGCTTCTGCTACCTGGTTTATACTAAAACCAAGAAACTCTTTCCACCTTGTAGTGGGGTTCATGATAACTGAAGTACCTCCGTTGGTTAAATTGATAATCTCTTTGTCATAAGAGACGTGAAAATAGTCTAAAAAGGCTTTTGCTCTTTCTAACTCCTTATCAGTCATTTCTCTCATTTTTTTATCGTTTTAAAAAGCCAGGAGCGACTTTCTTTCGAAAGTTAACTCCCAGCATCACCCTAAAAATCTCTTCTCTAAACGCTTTAAAACGCGTTATTTTAGTAAGTAGCTGATTATCAGTCACTTAAAAGTTTGATCCTGTTCTTAAATTAGTACCAAGATAGAGACCAGGATATTTCTCTTTCTTTTCCTTTTTAGTTTTAGTTTTCTTCTTTTTCATAACGTTGATTTATAAAGTTGATAAGCATCTATTACCACTTCATCTGTTTCGTTATCAACTATGCGTGCTTTTTTAACTCTTGCTCCATCTCCTGAATCACGAATAGACAATGCTGCTTGTCTAGCAAGCTCTAAGTCATCATAGTCTTCTCCAAAATGACTCCAGTCAAACTCTCCATTCCATACTAATTCTACTCTGAATTTTTTCATTTTTTACACTTATTTTTAAATCCATTGGAATTCTTCTCTTTTACAATTTCAATTAATTTTCTAAGACATGCAAGTTGTGCTTTTTTAAAAGTTTTGAAATATCCAAGCAATATACAACCCTCAGGTTCGTTATCAATAGTTCTTATTTCAACTCCGAAGTCCTTAGTGTCCATGTTAAATAATATGCCATGTAGCTTATGTTTTTTCCTAAACCATCTAAAGACTTGTGACCAAGTTGGTGCTGCTACATTCCATGAATCTATTTCTCTGTTAGTATAATATTTTTGTATACTCATTACAGTAAGTCCAAAAACTCCATGTTCATCATAACAACCAAAACATCTCTTATCAAATCCTATCTTTTTAAGAGATAGAGCTATTTCGTAAGGTACAAATTCTTTGTTCATTTTACTTCATTAAAGACTTTAATAAGAAGTTCACGAGATAATTTACCTTTGTCATTCATCATCTCAATAACTGGCTCTAGTAATTTTCCGTCGCAGAAAGTTATTCTAGATATTAGAGACTCATGTTCTCTATTCAATTTGTCTCTTTCATCATTTAAGTGCTTTATTGCAGTCTCATATATTTCTAAATCACTGTAGTACTTTTCTGGTATGTCTATAATTTTAGAAACATTATCAATGCATAGCCGAACAGGTCTATCTTTTTCAAGTTTGTTGTAAAGATATCCATGATTTAGAGTAAATTCTTTATCAACAGCAAGCATTCGCATAAACATGGAATTATCAACCATCTTTAATTGACCAGTCTTTGCTGCAAGTCTAACAGCTTCAATAACACAAGGCTTTGGTGTTTCATTGATTCTAATATTTATAACATCTATCTCGTTCGTATAAAATTGAGATATTTTCTTTATAAGATATCTTCTTTGTTGTTGATTCATATTTTTTTTTAGTTTTAAAAAAGGAGCCGCTACCCAGATTATACATATGGCTGCAACTGGACGGGCATCGTGAGGTTACCATATTCTCCCGGCGGCTCCTCTGTCTAATGCAGGTCTCTTTAGCATTCTACTTCTCGCTAACAGAAATTGTATCTTACTTAGCCCTGCTGTGCGATACGGGTACTAAAGTTGAACCTACACAATCATTCTTCTTCCATAGGATTATCTCCCATAAAGTCAGCTCCTATTGGCATAATACCTATATCTTCAATATGAAAATCCGCAACAGGATTAAGAGCTGATTTTTTATTCTTTCTTTCCTGTAAGAGTACAGAACTATCCTGTATAAAGTTTGTCATCTTTTTCTCATCCAGCTTCAGAAAATCACATATTGTCTTTCTGATCAATATTCTCATCTCAGATAGATCAAGCTCTTCATTGATATAGTCATGAATCACACACTCAATTATATGTGAAAATTCATCAAGATCACAAGAAGATTTATCTCTGGACTGCTGTTTTGAAACTTTACAAATTTCTTTTAGTAAAGATAAAACTCTCTCTCTGTTGTCGCCATTACCGCACTTTATAGCTACAATCCTTTCTTTCTCACCATCCATTTCTGATGCATAAGCTAATTTTTTTGATGAAAGATATTTTACAGGATCATCAATATTTAGATTATCTAATATAACATCAAATGTGGTATATTCAGAATGGATATAGCCCATTGAAAACTGTATAGGATACAATGAACCTCCTAATACTAACAATAAACTGTCTCCAGATTGGTATTTATAATCTTCTGGAATACGATTGAAAAATTTCATTCTAATTTCTTTAAGTATTGTGATATAATTTCTTCTACTTTTTTGCGATAAAAATTATCAAAGTTCTCAAACCCTTCAGGTTCTTTCTCCCATACTCTATAAAGAACATTTCTAAGCTTTTGACTTGGAGTTCTTCGTTGTAAAAGTTCAGGAGCTTCTGCTTTCATAGAAGAAAAAGCCTGCAATTCCTCATCGTTAAAAGGAATATCTCTGACAGCAAGATGTATATAATTCTTATAGTGACTCCATAACTTGCCTATCTGATCAGGACTCATTTCCTGAGTACCAATAATAACAGCAAGAGTTCTATCTGCTCTACTTCTTATACCATCTAATATTCCTTCAATTACTAAAGTATTTTCCAAATCTTGTCATTTTTAAAATATACATACCTTGCAATAATAGGTTTGCTATTCTCTTGAGTTGCAATAATGAACTCAGGAATTGGGTATTTGACTTCATCAAATTCATAATCAGGAAGCCTTCTTTTTATTTCTGCGTTTAACTCATCTATTATCTCCGTCTCCGTGAATAGTTCCGTCATCTCTTCTTTTCATTAATTTATCGTAATTCATCTGAAGACAGTCTTCAAAATTAACACCAGCTGTATTTAATGCTTTTTGAATATCTAACATTACCTTTTTAAGTGCCGGAAGTAAAAGATCAAGATTTTCATTTTTGTCACGGATATACTTTTTCCCAAATTTAGCCAAGTCAAAAATAGGATCATTTGAGGAGCTAACTATGTCAACTAATACTGTCATGTCTAAGTCGAGTTCTGCAAGTGTAGCAGCTGTATACCAGCACACGTCTCCACACTCTTGAACTACTCTTTCAGAGTCAGTAAAAGAACATTTCACTTCGTCAGGAATCGAAAAGTCGTAGAGTATTTCTTCCGCTGCTGCCTGTTGCAATTCGCCTATTTCTTCAATAAGCCCTAAGATCGTATAAGCACATCCGAATTCCTTAGGATAAACTGCTGTCTTTTCAATGATCTCACTGTAAGTTTTTAAATCCATAATTATTAATTAATAATATCCACTCTTCAGGTATTTTTCCTAATTTTCGTATAATAAACTGCTCATGTTTTTTCATTAGAAATTTAAAGAACTGTTTCTTATCTCCATACTTAATATGGTCTTCTCTACACAAACCAATAAGAAGTGCAGGATGATCACTTCTCTTGTGCCACCCTGCATCTATATGATGAATGTCCGTAGCTATTTTGCCACAAATTTCACACAAAGGTTTATCAAATTCGAAATCAGGATAAAAAGTATTTAAATATACTTTGGTATGCTTTTTCATACCAATGTAAGATTAGTTTTCTTTCTTATGTTTTGTAAACGTCTCATTGTTTGGTTAGCAAACACTTCAATATCTCTATGATTAAGATACATAAGTCTTTCTTCCCCTATACTATCGAGTATTTTATTAATTCTATTAATAAATTCTTTATCGGATAGAGTTAAATCAACTTTAAATCTTTTACCCTTTAGTATTCTATTAAAATCGCTATTTGTCATCAATTTTGAGTCCATAAGTTAATTCAAACCAATCGAACTCTGCATTGGCTTTTTCAATACTGATCTTTAGACTTTTTATTATATTTCTAATAAACCAGTCTTTGAATATTCTATGTTGTAAAGATGTTATCTTGTAAATTTTAAACAGAGGATTCTTACTATCTTTAACATGTTTGTAAGAGAGATCATATCCTGCAATTGAAAATTGCTGATTAACGGCGTCTATCGTAAATCTGTCTTCTTTCCTCATGTAGATTGAGATAATAGTTAAACGTATTTGGAGTCCACGGCTTCGCGTCAATAACATCCACTATTGGATCATGACCAGTTAAACGTATTCTTCTACCCGTAACATAATTTAAAACTCTACCATCATTCCATATAGTGCATAGCAGTAATTTTCCTGATAATTCTACAAGTATTCTTTTAAACATTACAATTTAGTTAAATATTTGCCTTTACAATAAATAAGAGTATCATCCACTACTTTAATTCGCTTACACCGCACCCACTTACCATCCATTTTAACAAAGAGATTCCTTCCATTGTTCTTGAAGGGTAAACCTACTCTCCAAAAAAATGATGTCCAGTCTTTGTTCTTAAAGAGATCTTCAAGATAGTCACCAAAACCCTTCAATGTCATCCTTGTGTCAAGTTCATGTGATGCATGAGAGATACAACCACCAGCGTCGACTGAAACTCTTTTGTCATTATACTTACTACTAACTAATATATTAGTTGAATGATAAGGTGGAATGAAACAATCTCTCTTAGCTTTCGCCACTACCATATCGTCTGGACTAAGAGAATTTTTCATCATTTTCTCATACAAAGAAGGATCTCCACTAGTTCCCATGAAAGGTTTAACATTTTGACTTTCCACAGGTTTTACAGGTGATACATCCTTCTTCAAAGACGATGTTACAGTCTCCTTCACAGTCTTCGAATCTGATTGTTGTTGTTTCTCCATCTGGTATATATTTTTTTAGTACTCTACCAATCGCTCTTGCGAAGCTGTTTAACTCACCTGGAGTCTTGTTTAATTGCTCAACAATAAATTTTACATCAGCTCCGTGTCTCAAACTAGTAGAGACTAATCTACAAATAGCTACATGTTCAGAATTCTCTTCACGCATTATATTACTTCTCTTATAGTCTTGAGACTGAAAAGAATATTTCCCTTTCGCGTTCTTAACTACTGCACCAATAGTAGAGTCAGGTATTTCAGGCGGTTCAAATATGGTAAACACTTCATATGGTTTCTCCTCATATAGACCAACTATAACCTGTAAATCTTCTTTTGATGCTGTAGTAGAATACCAGACTGCATCTAATTGCTTAGGACGTTTTGGAGCATCATGTTGATTGAACTCCTTCTTATTGATTAGAACTCCTGTTCTACTACCTTCTCTATAGATTGTCACGCCTTTCAATCCCTTCTTCCAAGCCTCCATGTAAATAGCGCTTACTTCCTCTTTTGTTACATTATTAGGAAGATTTATAGTACTACTTATACTATGGGTTGTGTATTTTTGAATTATGGATTGAATCTCTATTCTGCTTTTCCAGTCAATATCATTTGCGGTTGAACCATACCAAGGAGAGAGTTTAAATAAATCGTCTAATGTTTCTTTGTCTAAAGACTCTAAGAACTCTTTACTGTTTCCGTCATTCTTAGAGAGACACCAGTCAACAAACTTTGAATGCAGAACTGGATACTCCTGCCAAGAATCACCGTTCTGATCAACAAAGTCTACTCTGTCTCCTGGATTAACTTTCTTTCTCCTGATGTAATATGGCTGAAAGAGTGGCTCTAATCCTGAAGTAGTTTGCGTGAGAATACTTCATTCTCGTTCTATAATTTCTTATAGATTTGGACTATATCATCTTCCTCGCCAGAGGAAGTTGGACGCTAATTCTGGTTATTAAGAGGGCTAAACCTCTCCAGTAGTCTCTGAACCTTCTAAGAGTGTACTCTTAGCTAGGCTGCTGATTAGCATGATTAACAATTAATTTACATAATTCAATGAAACGATTTTCTTTGAAACACCATTTCATTCTATTAATATCTTTATGAACCCATTGAACATTATCTGTGGTATATGGTTTAGATGAATCTATTCTATCAAGAGATGCGGTCATATACTCAAAATCTATGTTTGACAATTTTCTCTTTTCTGTTAATTTTATATCTAATCCAGAAAGAGCACATTTATTATTTTGATCTTGAAATAATTTCCACAAATATTCAATAGTCAAATCTTCAGACCACTCTATTTTTCTTCTTGCAGCATTATTTTTAAAATACCAATATGCTGTTTTAGTAAGATTTCCTACACCTTCATGATGTAATTTTATAAATCCTATTTTTTTACCTTCTATTAAAGCTCTATTATAAGCTTTTCTACTACTACATTCTCTACAAGATAATTGTCTACCAGTAAACAGAAAGTAAGCTCTTACAAAATGTTCATATCCACAGGAACATCTTACATGATATTTAATTTTATTATCATTAGTAAATTCAACATCTTCACTAATAACAATGTAATCACCATAAGTGTCTCCCAATTTGGGGTAGTATTTTCGAGTTTTACCACCCTTTTCATATTGTCCTTTAACATTTCTTGTCATTTTTCTCATAAAATTATGGTTTTAATCCCATAAGTATACGAAATAATTGGACAAGATCCAAATATTTTATGTTAAATTATCGTTAATTAATTGTTAATTTTAGCTTTCCAGCAATTCATCCAATTTTTCAATGAGAATCACTTCTCAAAGCCGCAAGTATTTTACGGAACCTGTAGGAGCAACAGTCGAAAAAGAAACATTTCTTCTACCAAAAACACACATCTTGAAAGCTAGTTCTGGAAATTCTTCTGCAATCATTTGATAAAAGGGATTCTTTCCAACTACACTAAATCCATTCTTTTTGCCTATTATATCAAACTCTAAGTCAGGATTCCAACCTTCAAAATGTCCATGTTTTATAGCTAGATCAACAGAACACTGCAATTCTGCTCCGAACTTGGTCTTCATGATTTGCCGCAGTCGAGCTTTGGCCTCATCATTATCGTATCCAAGTCCAAGAGCAGCAAAGCAGTCACCTAAAGCAGTAAGGCCTGAGCCTGTCCTCCGCCCTGAAGCGGCCACCTTAAGTATATTCTTCCAAAGATCCAGTTCAACATGGTTTTCTCCACCACTTTGCTCAACCTTCTCAATTATCCTTTTTATGTATTCAAGCTCCAAATCGACAATACGATCAGCTAATAATTGTTGCTTGTAACATATGTCGTAAAATAACTCGAAGTCAAAAAAGGCATCATCCTTGAATGGATTCTTCACAAAGGAAAACAGGTTTACACAAATCAGACGGCAAGCATCATACATTTGCATGAATATCTCTCCGCAAGGATTTGTAGTAACTCCTTTATATTGCGAATAAACTGAATCTGGAGAATAATTCCAATGTCTATCTAAAAATAGAACACCAGGTTCTGCACTATTCCACGCGCACTCAATTATAAGATCCCAAAGCTCTTTTGCTTTGATCCTAGTAAAATACACATTATTTGATTCTTCCAATAAAGTTTGTATTTTGTTATATGGAAGATGTTCTTCACTTAAATATTCTTTAGGAAGATCTTTAATGTATTTATCAATATCATAATCACAAGGCCATCTAAGATAGTAGTCTTTATCTTCTTCAACAGCTTTCATAAAATCATCTCTTACCATTACTGACACATTAGCACCAGTTACTTTGGCAAGATCTTGTTTCATCTTAACAAATTCAAATACATCGGGATGCCTGATATCCATAGATATCATTAATGCACCTCTACGACCATCCTGCGCGACTTCCCTTGTTGTATTTGAATATCTATGCATAAAACTTACAGCACCTGTTGAAGTTTGAGCTGCATTGTTAACATCTGAACCAGCTGGACGAAGTGAAGAAATATCTATACCGACACCCATTCTTCGTTTCATTGCTTGAACCAGCTGTTCATCTTTCCTCATAATTCCACCGTAGGAATCTTCTGGCTGACCAACTACAAGACAGTTAGATAAACTTGCTATCTTTTCTGTCCCAAGTGTAGCCATTACAGAGCCTTGAGGAATTATGAATTTGAAGTCCTTCAACAAATTATAAACCTCTTCTTCTGAAAGAGGCCCAGCTAGTTCCCTAGCTAACCGTCTATGCATATCGTCTGGATTCTGTTCACCTTCATCTGTATACTTGTCTCTCCAGACTGAGGCAGGTAATTCATTATTAAAATATTCTAGTTCATTCACTCTTCATACTTATTTAAAATACTCACTTCCGAAATCCACTCATCTTCATCATGTTCAAATCCTATAAATTCCCTAGGTTCTATTAAGTAGTCTATTGTAAAAGCATCCTTCCTAGCTAAAGCCTTCTGATTTATCCTGCCACTTTGACACCCAATTTAAGTCTTTAGAAGGTACTTTATGGATATTACCTTCTCGAAACTGACCCATTGTAACGAATTCAGGTATTTTATCGACAAATGGTATTACACATCTATCACCTTTTTCGTGAGAGGTATAATCATTAGGTCGATAACGTCGTACTCTTTGGCCTTCTGCAGTGTAAGTACCATTTCTTTTAAATGTACCTACTAATACTTTTTCTTGGACTACTTGTACTCTTCGAGCTATAACTCTAGTAATTGACATGATAAAATTTATTTTAATGTTCAGCTCCACAACAATTACAGGTAACAGGACCTTCCCAACTACCACTTAGATCATACTGTCAACCTATTCATAATAACCTCTTAACTTTTATACAGTTTGCAAATTTATCAAAGACTTGGATTTTATCATCTGTACAAACTATGAAGTCATCTCCGAGTTTTACGACAGATGCAAACTCCATACCTCTGATAGCTTTAATGCTACCATCTGATAATATAAAATATGGAAGATTAGCAATTCTTTTAAGATTAATTCCGTCTCCATATTTAACGTCTACTATAATAGGCTTCATATTGGTGGCAGTTACGGGCTTGATAATTAATTTCTCTAACTTTTTAAGTCTCTTTTCAAAATCAGAACAACTATTTTGCTGTTGAAATTGATTATAATTTGCAGGGTCATCTGATGGATCTTGATAATACATGTTATCTATTTTAAATTAACTAATTTATCTCTACTCTAGGTTTAAACGATTACTAATTTTCTAACTCTAGTTTCTACAACAGAATTTCCTGCCTTACGTATAGGACACCATTCTGGTGGAGCAGAGCTTCTATCGACTAAATTTTCATACTGTCTCCAATCTGGAGCATCTTTGTGTCCACAAGTCATTAGTCTCTCCATTCCTTCTGTATAATAGTGAGGACAATCTTCACAGACTTTAATTCTAATCTTTTTCATTTTAGTAATTGTTAAATAGTTATATAATATGATTTACAAACCCATATTCTCTATATTTTTTTGTTTGTAAAAGTTTCATACACTCTGCAAAATATGCATAAATATGCCACAATTCACCAGTAGAAGAACTGTTCCATAATTCTTTTGCTGATATAGGTGTTTTATCCTTTTTTGTGACATGTAACAGATTGATAATTATAATACACATTTCTAATCCACTAATGCCTTGTTTCTTACGACTACGAACTTTGTCTAAAATTTCATTTACAGCATCAATTTGAACTTGAGAATATGGATTTTTCATAACTTAATATATTATGATTTACAAATAACCTCTATAGGTTCAACATACAAACAATCAGGTCCTGTCCAATCTGCCGGAACTTCTTCTCCAGTATGAATATTCTGATAAATATACACAGTTTTACTTCCATGTTTAATTTTATCGTAGTCATTTGCTTCTCTTAGAAATTGAACTACCTCTGAATTTTCAGGAATTAAATCTAAAGTTTCATATACACTTACTGTCTCAGGTGGCTCATAAGGATCGTGAGTTCTTAACGTCCTATAAAAAGTTTTCTTAATCATAATAGCTTACTTGTTTCTGTCATCCCATTCAGTATCTTCAAAATAAGATAGGAACATTGCATTACATAATATATGTCCTACTATACGAAGCTTTGATTCATCGTCTAGGTTTTTTCCCTCTGAGTACTCTATCAAATGACGGAGTAGACTGTCTAGGATTTGTGTGGTACTTAATCCTTGTTTCCAATTTGACCGTCCGTACTTTTTCGCTCCAAACATCAGAACTTTCACCATCGGTTCCAGAGCCTTCCAGTTTATTTGACTCCATTCTAACTTTCCATCGTTGTACCGCGTCGCTGCCATCTATAAATTCCTTAAGCGAATTAACTCTTGGGAGATCGACATTTCGATTCCACACTCTATCGAGTAAAACTGCATCAATTCCAGCCTCAAGTAAAGCTTTTACATTCTTAGGATTATCATCAATAAACTCAGTTACTTCATATTTTTTACATACAGCAACTTTATCTTTAGTGATCACTACTGCACTAAAAGATATGTCATGATTTATAAACCAATGTAATGTGGGAATTGTTGTAGCTTTAGGTCTATTTGTAACATAAAGACCGTTTTTTGGAATCATTTCATTATATAGAGGTAGATTTCGCCAAAAGCGATCGTCATCCTCTAGTATTCCCTGATTGGCTGCAATAAAAGGATCATCCCAATCAGGATACTCTAAATAAGGTTTGTCAAAATACTCATAAAACCTTTCTACAAAATTTGCTATTACACCATCAATGTCATAAGCTTTCATAGTTAAATATTTCTTCAGAGAGAATAGGTGGATAATCAAATTCACTGGTCGAATCTATTTCTCCAAAATAGTTAAAATCTTTTACTAGTTGTTTTTTAAATCTTTCTCTATACTTGGGATCTTTCTCTAATATTTGAAGTCTTTCATTATAATACTCTTTTCCATCTCTTTTAACTATTCTAGAAAATAATCTTTTGAGAGATTCATCAGAATATAAACTACTATACTTTCCCTTTATAAACCTTGAAACAATTCCTTCATGATTTTCAGGAATTTTAAATACCAGCATATGCTTGTTTCCATCTATCTCATCATACTCATAATCTGTAGAATAAAATTCGTTATCTTGAAACCATTCTAAGAAGTTATGAAATGATATACTGAGATCAGAGTCTACTTCTGTAAGCATATATAATGTGTCATCAGTAAAAGTATCAGACATGTTGGCATCTCCAATACACCAAGCTAATGCTGGTATTCTATTTACCCTGTATGTAAGATCAGTACCCCAATCCTTTAATGATGGAGTTAGATACTTTAAAGTTCTATTTTCGTATAAAATACCTTTAGTTAAATCAATCGTCGAATTTGTATGATATGTCATCAATTCCAATCTCTACATTTCCATTGGACAAAACAACGTCCATAGGAGTTTCCCACCCGTTTTCTTGATGCCAATTGTATTTTACAATTGCTTCTTCTATTTTCGGTATTTCTTTTTCAATAATATCACTACTTACATTAAATATAAGCGGATAGTTACTGAATGGCGAAACGGCGATAAACTTAAATTCAAACTCACAATTATAGAGAGTCTCTGCCCCTATAGTATAAAAAGCTGATTGAATCGAATATCTGAATCTGTTATAAGATTTCATGAAATTATGAACGCTACCTTTTGTGATCACCTTGACATCGTAAATTATATCAGGTGCAAGGATATCTAATCTTCCTTTACAAGGGGTATCATTATACTCAAAGTATAATTCTTTTTGAAACTCATTGTCTGGATTATTAATGATATCCTTTGTAAAAGGATGATTCTTTAACATTTCACTCATCAGAACAGCTGATGTATGTAAGTCTTGTGGGATAAGTAACTTGCCATTTGCTTCAATAGATTTATCCCAAAGAGGTTTACATGCTTTTATTATCCTATCAATTCTAACCTCCTCTCCCATCTTCATGCAATATTCAAACTGATTAGCTAATTGTAGAATAAGCTCCTTATTTTTCTCAATATCATCAGCAATTCTATTTTCCAAAAGAGTGTGGAATATAGAGTCTAAAGAGTCTGGAATCTTCTCTTCACAAACTATGTAATTATACTCGCTACCTGTTACTAAGCTATCAACCATGTTACCAAGCATAAAGCCTTCTGTATCTCTTGCTTTCTTTGCTTTAGTCAGCTGATTACTCAGAATTAATTTTACTGTGCTCTGATTTAGAGCTTCTACTTCTTCATAATCCATGCTTTTAATAATTCTTTATAAAAGTTTAAATCAATTGTCACCAATGTCACACTTCTAGGAAGCTTATGGATAACAGCTATTGGCGTATTATGAATGCTATGATTCTCATCAAAGTTTTCAGATAAAGCCGTCCTTATTTTTAACATTTCCTCGTCTGGCTTTATTCTGTTTTTGACATAACCTGATTTACATTGTTGCAGTACTGGCATATCAAAAGAAGTGCCATTAATTGCAATGTCTATCTTACAATCATCTAGAATTCTATTAACTGCTCTGGATGTAGCTGCTCTCTCAAATCCAAGTTCTCTCCACATTTTAGCTATACTGCGTTCAAAGTCGTGACCTTTTCTTCTATTGTTTCCCACGTAAATTGACTATCTTTGGCGAATTCTGCATCACAGAATACATTATCTTGCATCAGATACTCGAAGAAATCTTCTTGCCTTGACTTAATATATCTGCATATACTATCAGCAAGACTAGATCCGTCTACGTTACCTGCTCCAAAATTATTACGATAACCCTGAATAACATCCATTAATGTTATTTTTTCTTCTCTTTTCAAGATCAATTCAGGATAAGCATCTGCAAATCTCATGATTGCATTGGTAATCTCTAACCATTTTAACACTTTATGTTTATTGAGAGTACCATGATGTGCTCTAAATTCTACAGTTGCTTTCCTTTCAAATAGAAGAGGAATGAAATTTACCCAATAGTATCTTCTTTTGTAGTCCCATTTGTTATTTCCACTTCTGGCATGAACATAAATGTCGTTAATCTTTTCAGGAGTATTTCCTTCATTTAAAAACAACAATAATCTTTTGAAATACATTGATACAGCTTCTGAAGATATTTCATTGTTTTGAAATACTTGTATAGCTAAATTGGGAAGCATTTGACAATGGTCTTTTGCTTCTTTTTTAGATACGAAATATCTCACATCCTTCTTAAATGGTGGTAAAAAGCTAAAAACTTCCTCCTGAATCCTTCTACATAGTTCATACAAGGCCAGCACCTTCAATTCATTCTTTGGATACCTTCCCATATGATTATGAACACTACAATAAGCTTTAACATGACAGTGAGAACTTAAAACTTCACACTGAGCTTCGATCATACTCAACTCTTCAGGTTCTATCACCACTGTAGCATACTCATAACCACCTATACTGCCATCTCTAATAGGAATCAATCCATTTCTTACACATAAATGCTCTGGAACATTTCCTGAATCTGTTTCATACTCAATACCTACATTGTAAGGTATAAGCTTGGAAAAAGGAGTTTCTTTAAACTTATATCTCCACTTATCAACAAAGGACAGAGAATTTTCATCTACGGAGTACAACCCTGTGTTGAATTTTGAATATGACATTTTACCATGTTCAGATCTTGCACCTTGCGTATACAGACCGCCTGTACTAAAAAAGGTAAGACGTAACTTTTTAATAACATCCTCATTCATACAAGGGACTGTACCTGAAGCAGAGTAGTGTATCAAAAAAACTTCACTAGGATTATCGCTAAAATATCCCTCTATAAGAACTCCATTCTTGATATCCACTACTCCTTTTAATAAGTTTACCTTAGTTTTTCTTACATATTCGTTTGTCATATGATCAAACTCTATGTAACCTGAGTTTATTCTTACATACTTTCCGTCAATAAGATAACAGTCGCCTGAGTCTTTGATTTGATTATCTCCTATTTTATAGTAGTCGTCACCAATCTTTCTACATCTTGACTTGCTTACTTTTTTACCGGAAATAGTTACAACTGTGTCTGCCATTGCAATTCAATTAATTTTTTACGCATATCCTCAAAGAGCATAAGTTTTTCTAGTATTGATGGGTCTACACTGTCTACAAAATCTTCGAGAACAGAGGTAGTTTCATCTATTTTAGCTATTAGTTCCTTCGCTGCTCTACTTAATACATCTTCAGCTAAACCAGTGGTATATTCATCTTCTATTGGGCCTGTTTGTTGCATTTCTTCTGATTTTATATAATTTTCATTGTTCTTTCTATACTGATGTGTCTGAACCGAGAATAATTGAGAAACTTGACCTCCAGATAATATCATTCTATAGAAAGAGAAAATAGGATGACATTCTCCAGTTGATGCATGATACTCACCACCTTTCTTGTACCAACCATGTTGTCCTCGTATTAGAGAACCAGGATGTACAAGATTAGTAAGCATGTGACTACACTTTCCTTCTTCAATGGCATTTTCAGTTATAAACATATCTTTACACATCTCATCAAAAGCCTCTTCGTCTTTTGCAAGTATTCCGTGATAGAAATATAAGGTTTCTCCTCCTTCTGTTATTCTACCATTTATGGACACTTTTATAACCCCATGAGCTGTAGATTTACCATAGAAATATCTACCATCAAACCAGAAGATTCTGTTTCCTCCTGAGGATGTCATTGCTTCTGTAAAACGTTTCTTCATCAAAGAAGTCGTCGCAGATGCAGGGGTAGTGGTAGCAGTAGTTACAGCCACTGAAGAGGTTACTAACTTTTTTTCGTGGTAGTATCTTTTCATTCTCTTTTTCTCCACTATTTCTCCTTCTGCAATCTTTAAAACAGTATTGTTGGGAACTTCCTTTATGTTTTCAGAAAAGTCTGTAATACATTCTAAAGCTCCTGCTTCTGAGCAAAAGTATAATCCTTCTTCTTCAATTACATAGTACAATGGTCTTTCCACCGTGAGATCTTTATCATCTTCGTACTTGTGAGCACCTTTCCATAAGTAAATAGTATTAGGTTCATTCACTGATGTCCATACACAAGCAGCATCTCCTTCATAGTAAGATAGGATACTAAGATCTTTTTTAAATATTACTTCTCCAAGTAATTGCGAATCCACATCAAACTCTGAAGCAAAACTATTATAACCATACTTTTTAGCCAGGTTATGTAAATCCTGAAGATGACCATTATGCATGAATGCAAATGTAAATCCCTGATCTTGTGGATATGCAAATGGATGAGCATTTTTAACATTATGAGCACCATAGCTAGCCTTCCTTGTGTGAATTAATATAGTATTATGCTTTGCTGTATCAAAAGGTAATGCTTTTGATTTAACTAAATTGCAAAAGTTTGCTGTTTTATCAATTCCTTTAATGATAGTATTAGCCATATATACTCCACAACTATCTACACCTCTTGTGGTGTTTAATGTACCCAATAGTAATATCTTGTAAGGATTTGCTGGTTGTTTGCCACTAAATCCTGCTAGTCCACACATACTTCTCTTTTTGTCCAATCTCCTGACTCAACCAGTTGATCGGGATTCACATCATGCTTATATACATAGATAGTACAATTAAGACCATCAATATTAATACTTTCAGCACTATACCCTGCTCTAATTTCCATTCGGTCAATACCCTGCTTAGTTTGCACATCACATTCCATAATATCTATAACCAAATTTCCTTCTCCGGGTCTAATTCCAGGATATGCTCCCAGGGAAAATAGATCGAATCCAGGAATAGTTACAGTTTTAATATAATTTAAGTCTCTTGAGCTGTAGTTATATTCTCCTTTACGCAGTGACCCGTATACTGCTATTAATTTTTTCTCTGACTGCATCTTTTATTTTTAATTTTGATTTAATTGCCTCTTCTATCTTCTCCCATACGAAATCTTGGAAATTTAACATATAGGAACCAAGTACTCGATATTCAACTCCATACTCTTTAACTCTACATTCACCTGCTTTTCCATAAAGCCTTCTCCTTTCATCATCTGGGTCCATTGTTAAAGATGGTAACCCAAGAAAATAGTCAAGCTTCTTTACAAGCTCATATGGATTTTGATCAGCATTAATATGAATATGAAATCCAAAAGTTCTTAGAGTATCTTCTGTTTCAGAAGATATTACTATAGACTTATCATATGCACATATAGCTGGCTCACATCCAAATTCCCACGCTTTCATATCACCAAGTTCTCCCATTGGATATCTTGCTGAACTTGTTATATCAAAGCGATAATCTGTATTAATTTTTTGAATTATAGCCTCGCCCTGTTCGAGACAGTAGGATATAAACTTTTTGAAATCTTTTACATTATTAACTGGTGGAATATTGAATTCCGCGCTTACATTGTCCTCTTGTCTAAAGCAACCATTTCCTATACTAAGTGGTCTTTTTTTAGTACCACCAATAAGGCCAATGGCTGAGACATAAATACCCCTTCTATGATCATAGATTGGTACTTCAAAATCAGATCCAATAATCATTTTTTTTTCAAATATTTTCAAGTTTAGTCCACAAATCAAGATTTTGTGTTGGTGGATATACAAATTCCGTAGTAAATTGATCTTGCAAACCCAATCTTCTGTTATCTATTTTACTAAATTCAAAGTCCGTAACTCTACGATTGAATCTACCCGGAAAAACATTTCTATCAAAAGGTGCATTATAATGCGCTAACATAAGCGCCTCTTTACAAGAAACATATTTACACGCTATATTAAACTTTCTAACTACTTTAGCGCGGTTAAAAGGATATCTTGCAAGACAAAGAATAAAATACAATCTGTTTCTTCCTTGATCTGGTCCTTTCCAACGTAATATCCTATCTTTAAAACTAAATACCCCAGGAAGCCCTAGCTTATTTAAGTTATTAACATATTCTTTAGCAGGAGTCGATACAAGTTCTCCAGATATTACTATTTCGTCTCCGTGTATTTTTCTTACATGTTCAGAGCAAAGATACAAACTCTCTCTCTGATGTACTATATTGCCCTCTTTCCATACTGTTACCATATTATTTTGTCATTTAACCATATATTTAACTCGGTAAATGCATCATTTCCTACAAACTTTAATTTACCGTATCCTTCTACTGCAGGGTGAAGTGTTTTCACTGCAGTTTTCACTTGTAATTTTTTAGCAAACGCTCCCATTAATAAAAATGGGATATCTCTGTCGTTTAATATTCTCACTACATCTTCTGTGAAGAATTCCCAATAAGGCAAATGAGATCCTGACCTTTCTTGTCTTACAGTTAATGCCATATTTAGTAAAAAAACTCCTTGATCTTCCCAATGTTGAAGAGTTCTATCAGTATAGACATGACCATAAGTTCTTTCTATTTCTTTGAACATTACTCTCAAGCTCAAGGGAACAGGAGTCTTTTCACTAACTGCAAACGATCTTCCTATTGCTTGTCCTGCTCTTGCATATGGATCTTGTCCGACAATACAACATGAGATTTTGTCAATAGGAACTTTGAAAATCTTAAATATATCTTCAAATTTACTTGGAAAAACATTAGACTCTTCTTTATCAGACTCTATCACCTTCTCCAGAAGTTTCATTCTAACATTGGAAAATTTATCATAAAATAATTCTTTCCAACTATCATGAATATGTTCTTCTATCTTATCCTTTACAGAGTTCATTAACAATAGTGTCTAGAAATTCCGCATCATCTACTTCATCCATGTAATTCCAAAGATCATTACCAGAGTCTACCTCTACGTCTGTAAACAAAGGAATCATATCAACCAAATCAGGTATGATGTCCTTCCCATCTCCAAAAGCACCATGTTTCATACAAGCCATAACGAATGCTGCTTGTGCATCCATTACCTTGCATAATTTTAAAAAAGATTTAACTACTTCTGGATGTAACCAAACAGTTCTCATCATTGAAAGAAGGTAGTAAAGTCTTGTTCCGTAGTTGATTCCTTTACGATATGTCCAGGTTATAACTATATTTCTACCTTTAACAACGCATTTAAAGGTCCCATAAAACTCAAGTTTACTCTTCAGTAAATAGAAGAACTTCTTGATTTCATCCACAGTCAGCCTGTCTCTTCCTGCAAGAGCAATCTCTATTTTGGTGATAGGATCTCCACCAAACTTAGCAATTGCCAGACACCCATCTAGCTGTTCCTCATGGTCAACGATGTTGTTGTGAAATAGCTTTATCATATTATATTTTTTAATGTTTCAATTCCGTAATCTAAACCTTTCTTATCTATCAAGTCAGTTATGTGCTTTTCCTCAGTAAACACACTACGAAATCCATAACGCTTTCTATATTGTGCTGCTGACTCTCTTCCTGTTTTATCGTTATCCATGAACACAAAAACATCATTATAAGTCTTCGCTATGTCGATGGCCCAATCAGGAAGTATTACTCTCTCATTGTAAATGATAAGGCTTGGGATGTTCAAATGTTTTTCAACAACAAGTGCATCCTTTTTTGCCTTTATGATTCCTATAATATCTTTTGAAAATCTATCAAGATAACCTACATTCATTATATCATCAACTTCAAAGTTGTTGATATGATGATCTATAGTTCTTAACTTCACATGATTATTGCAAACATATCCTGTAGCTCTTTGATTAATCAACCTGCCATTAATGGAGAAAGCTAACACATCAAATGTATGAGGATCATTGTTAAGAAAATCCGCATCTAAGCCATAAACTTCAAAGCGATTACCTTTCTCCCATGGAATAGCACCTATCTCAATCTCTGCTCTTTTACCTTCAGATTCTGGTATATCTGTTACACCCTTCTTAGAGAGGAGTTTCAATATATCAGAGTGAGATAAACCTATTTCCTTTAGAGCGCTATAAATATTGAAGTAAATCTTTCCATTGTAACCAGCATTGTCGACAAAAAAGAGCACACCATCAATCATCTCAAATCTACAGTCACCATGATTGTCCTCACGAAATATAGAAAAGTATCGTCTTCCTAAATCAGGATCTACTTCAAAATACTTCTTAAATAAAGCTGCCTGATCACACTCTTTTATTTTATGTTTCAGATTAAAACCTGCTCCTCCTATCATTTTGGTTCTGTGTTTTTGATACTCAAGAATATTCTGTTATATCTTCACTTGACTCACGTATTTCTGCTTGAATCCCATCAATTATGCTGTTAATATCTTCGTAGTTTAGAGTAGTGATTTTAGCATAAAATGTAAAAGGGGTTTTAAGATAAGCTAGGTCTGTAATTAGAGTCAGCTTTGAACCAAAGCATCCACCATTCTTACTAAACCTTTCTTTTTTAGCAACACCTTTTCCGTTAGGGAATACATGTAAAGGAAATTTGCTTTCAAGGTTTTCCAGTAACTTATTACCTTCTAAGCAAGCGTTATCAAAATCATCAAACACACCTATGGTAACTTCCTCACTACGATATATATAATCGCCATTAACAGCTCTGAATCCGTATCTAAACTCTATTGTTACTAAATATTTTTTTCATTTTTCTATTGGGGTAGTAATCCTAATGAAGTTTGAAAAGCCTGAAGCACTATAAAGTTTTTCATATTCTTTTGGATTCTCGTCTTTCCATTTGTAGTGTATATCCGTCCAAACTCTATCATCAATTTTTTTAGTTTTACCATCCAGAACTTCGTATACAGCATAATCCCAATTCCAATCTTTCATTATAGGGACAGTTGTTACTATTTCTTCCAATGTTTCAAATCTTAAAGCCTTATCAATGTCATAACTGGCTTGTCCTTCTGAAACATAGTATTTACCCTTGTCATTTAAAATAAAATATTTTTTCATTTTTTTAGCTTTGTGATTTTCTTTTGCCATTTCTCATCTACCTTGCATTTTGTCGCGCATCCATCCTGCACCAGCTGTAAACCAGTTGTGTGCTAAAATATCTTCAAGTCCTACGTCTGGACAGGTTGGGGCAGCACGCTTAATCTCCTCGTCGCTCACCTCAAGGTTGTCCGTACGCTTCTCGAACTCAAATACCCTTCCCGCAAGAAAAGCCATCATTTTTATCATAGCGTAATCATATTCTGTGTCAGGCATTGGTGTCTCACAAACCTTTTTGAAAGTTTCAAATGCCTTCTCCTGTCGCTCTATTAATGGTTGAGTAGCCTCAAGGTTATCCGCTATGCGCCGTAGGTCTTTATGCTTCCAAATCTCGGACATTATTGTCTGACTAATATACTTAACCCTCCGCCCTAAACTATGATCATTTTGCACTTCATCCATGTGTTGCTCAATAAAATCAATCAGAGAAGCAAGCCTTCTAAGTTTCTCGCTGTCTGTCATTATGCTTGTTTTTGAATGTTTCCAGTAATATAATACAGCAGATATGGCTTTTTTTCTAGTCCTTTCCGCGCCACCGTAACTACCGTCCAGATAGAAGTGCCAAAACCATGTCTTATTTTTGTCTTTGGCTTCGGGATATTTCCAGACCTCTATCTCGTCGTCACTCACTTCAAGGTTATCCGCTTTTTCGCTGTCTTTCATTTCGGTTCTGCTTTTTTTATCTCTCTCCACTTAAGTATCTTCTCTTTATCTTCATCTGTTTGCATTGAAAATGTACCATTTAGTTCTAATAATGGCTCAGCCGCGAGTGCGAGTGCCTTCCAGTATTCTTGTAGGTCTTTGGATTGCTCCAGCTCATCCGCAATGCGGCGAAGGTCGGCCTGTACTTCGTCTTGATCGTGTCTAAGGTCTTTTCTTTCGTTTGCATATCGTGCGTCATAATTGTCGAACCAATCTGCAAGCATTCTAAGTTTTTCGCTGTCTGTCATATTTATTCTTCTTCTAAAGTGGTAATACCCTGTTTATGGAAATCCTTACAAAAAAAGTCATAGAATTCTTTATCAGATATGGATTTCCATCTGTCGTCTGTAATGTCTGCATCTTGAACTTTAATTAAAGGACAAGGACTAACTTTATCAGAGTACATATATGATTGCGTATCTGTTAACCCGCTTGAGTCTTTTGTAAATTTTATCATCTATTTTTGATTTTGTATAGCTCCTGCATATATAAATACAGCAAGGACTTCGTATAATCCTAATAAACCGAGAATAAGATCAAAGTAACTCATCTTAATACTATATTTTACTCTCATTAAATAAAAAAGAGAGGGGATCTCTCCCCTCTCCTTGATGTTACCAAGCTGACTTGGCTTCTGCTGTCGCTTCTACAAAATCATTAGGATTGAACTTCTGCAGACGTACAGTGTACAGTCTGTTGGTAAGTTTTCGTCCTTGTTCTTGATATTTCTGATCTAATTTCTCAAGACGAGTATATGCCGTTTCTGGCAATGTACCACTGTCAATAGAAATAAATGAGAAGGTTTCAGGATTAGAACAAATTTCTTGCCAATAAGCATCTTTCTCTTCCTGATGTTTCACACAGAAAAGAAGACCAATTCTGTTCTCCTTACTATTTGCATAATTGAGAATATTACGAATACCAGTTAAATCTCCTTTCAATAGAGACTCAAAAGTGAATCCAGCGTTATTCTCAATATCACTCATCCAGTTAGCATTGGTATCAGCAGAACTATAACATATGAGTCTTTGCAGAAACATATGAATTGCTTCTTCTCCAATCCTAACTTTTCTCAAGTTCTCCTTATTAAACCATTTGGAGATGTTCTCATTTTGAATGAGTTCATCTGCATTTGCTGCAAAATAAGAGACTTGACCTAATCGGTTGATGAATTTAAATTTATCTTCATCTTTCGTTGTTACAATATCTTCAGCGATATTGATACGAAGAGGATAAACATTTCCTTCATATTCAACCCAAAATATTACTGGCCTTTCTTGCCGTTCTGTATTAGGATTCTCTGAGAAGTCGTAATTGAATTCATATGGAGCATCTCGGTCAGTATATGCTTTCCATTCATCCTCTGTAGGATTTACCATTACAACTTTAAAAGGTGCTAGACCTGTGTACTTAGTAAATCCAATTTGCTTCTGAGATCCTCCAAACATATCGTTAGACATATTCATTTAGATATTTAATAACCACACTCATATCATTAGGAATGTGTAATCCTGGAAACATACCAGATGGAGATTTGGCAGGATGCACTCCATCGTTGTTTGTCAGGAAAAAATGTTCTACCTTTTTACCTTCAGTTTTCACCAAAGTGTATAGAACTATAGAAAACATACCTTCGGGAGTACAATATTGATCGAACATCTTTCCGATAGTTTTCATCTTAAATCCATCTCTGGTCTCTTCTGAATGACTCATTGTAATAAATACAATATCATCTCTCATACCAAGACCTATATTTAGCAAGTCATACATATCTTTAGCTAAAGTTCTAAACATTGTATAAACTTTTTCACCTTTAACTAAAGCATTTTCCATGAAATAGCTTGCCATTATATATTGAGCATCGTCGAATACCACATATTTGATCTCTGGTCTGTTTTCATTCACATATCTCAGTGCATTAATTATTTCACCTGCATCTAGAGTAGTTAAATGATTTCCAGTAAGATGATCTTTATCAAATTTTGTGTATCCCTTAGATCTGAAAGGTAGTATTTTACCTCTCGGATTAATAATAACTGTTTCTTTTGGTGGAAGTCCTTGAATTCCTATCTCTGGAATATTTCCAATAGATGTGGATTTTCCTAAACCACTTTCTCCAAGGACTAAGATTCCTTTTGCCATAAAAGCTTGTTATGTTTTAGATCGTTTTTGAACCTATTAATAACAGGCTCTCCATCTCTTACTTTTAAGTGATGTAGGTATACCAGATCTTTAACTGGCCATTGCTTTGCTCCATAATAGGTAATACCAAGCATTTCTGGTCTATGTAGAATCATTACACCATCACAGATTTGAAAAATAGAATCTGATCCAAAGAGATCTTTCTTTCTTGGGAAATGAAGATTCGGATTGATTATCCTGTTGTCTTCTTCTATATCCCTATTTAGTTGACTAACTATAAAGAACAATAACTTTGGGTACTGTTTCTTCAGATCATTGAACTCTGAAGTAAGATCTATTAGCGTATCTCTTTCATTTGCATTCCTTAGTCTCTTTACTAATAATGAGTGATCTACTTCTACAATAACACCATTGGGAGCTTTTTTATCAAGAAATCTCTTGACTGTGTCTATCATTTCTGGTACAGTCTGTCTGTACTCTGTATATGTGACATCATGTTTGCCTAACATAGGCGTGACTTCTTTGGTAATATGCTCCCATTGGTCATCTGAAAGAACTCCATCTGCACTGTACAACTGTTTAACAGAAAGATTAGTTATAGACGAGATTTTTCTACCAATCAATCTTCGAGCTAACATCTCAAAGTTAAACGATAGAACAGAAACATTCTCATTCAACCCACAAATTCCTTCTTCAAGACTGTTCATAAACGAAGTCTTTCCACTACCAGACATTCCTCCAATAGTAACTATCCAGCCCCATTCAAATCCGTCCATATACACACTATTGATGGCTGGATATTGGCACTTTACAGATGTTATCTCTCCAGTCTTTCTACCTCTTATATAGTCTAATTCTTCCTGAATTGCAATGTCTACTGTCTTCAAACTAAATTACCTCCATACTCATTAGACTCTACATGTTGAGGTCTCTCATCATACAAAGCAGCAAGTCTTGATTGTCCATTCTTTTCTATAAAATAATCTGCTTGTTGTAGATAATTTGTTATCTGTTTATAGTTTTGACAATAATACCTTGCTACCTCAATTACTTCATCCATCGTTATCTGAGGACGTATTTCCAAGAACTTTACTAATTTCTTGATACAAGCATTCCTATCACCCATTTTACCAGGAATACCAGTATTTTTGAATAAAAGACGATACTCGTCTACTCTCTCTTCTACAACTTTAAGTAGAGTACTCGTCCTTTCACCTTTCCCAAGAATTGTATCATAGCTACCGTTCTTATAATTCCTTTTTGCTAGCTTATGTTTTTTAATAAGAGCCATATCCTCTTTGGAAATATCTAACTCAATATTAATATCATATTGCAGACTAAAAAGGTATAATAGAACTGAATCTATTTTTTCTATTCCTAAGTTTTTTAACTGGTTCTTTAATTCCAATTTCTGATAGGAGTTTTTTGGTTACTTCACAGTCTTCGTAAAGTAATTCAGGATGCCATTGTACAGATATAGCATTTATATTAGTATATCTTAACGCTTCAATTGTACCAAATGTAGTATCTATGGCAGCAACTTCAGCATTTTCATTTGCTTCAGTAACTACCTGATGATGATAAGAGTTAACTACATGATAGTAACCATCAAATAGTATTACATTCATCCATGTGTGGTGTACATGTTGAGTTAATGACATACCTTGGTTGACTGCTAACGTCTGATGTCCCCTGCAGATACCTGCTATAGGTATACCCTTTTCAATGTAAAGAGGTAATAGCTCTGTATCAAATTTCTCTTTCCAAGGGTCAGGATCACTAGTCTGTTTCTCTCTTTTTGCACCATATCTAGCTGGATCTACATCTGCTCCTCCTGTTAAAACTAAAAACTCTATATCTGGATTAAATCTTAATCCAGCATTTACAACATCTCCGTATTTGGAGAACAGATCATTGTAATTATTTGTTTTATTGCATAGTTGGTTGATCCCAATAAGCATAAGTAATATTTTTAAATGGTTTTATGGCTTTCTCAACCCACTCCTGGTCAACTGTATTCGCATACGCAAATATATAGAGCTGAGCAATTTTATTTTCGTCAAGATTCATAAATCTTAATGACTTTTGGATTGCCAACTCTTCAGATGATTGAAGTTGATGAAAAACACCTATTTTTAAATCTGGTATCGTAACCTTTTTGTTTACAATTTAGTAGTGAAGAATTTATTGACCCATGATACTTGACCAGGTACATAACTTTTAAAGTCTTCCAATGTTTTTATCTGTAAGTCTTTAGTTGCACCAAGATAATGAGACTTATAATATCCAAAACCTCCTGCCATTAATGGTATATGACATTTCTCGACTAAATCACAGTATTGACTCATTGGATCTTCGTATTCGGAGACATTCTCTTCAAACGACTTCAAGATCTTTTCACAATCTCCAATATGATTTTCTGAGTCACCTATGCAATATCTTTCACACAACGGTCTCAGAAGTGTAAGAAACATTAAATCTTTCTTATAACCAAGAGTTTCAAATTGTAGAAAATCGTCATCAATAGTGATAGGATGAATTTTGTTTACTATCTCCTCAAATTTCTTAGATCTTCTAAACAACTTAATCTTGATATGTGTATATTTGTGAGTTAATCTTCTAAGATCACCAAAACACATCTCATGATCTATGTCAAGTACCTTCTCTTTATCATTATATGCAGAATAAGTCAATCTTCTATTAAAATTTTTCATCGTTTATATTTGTAATTTGGACTGTATCTTCAACCTTTCCTTAGATAAATCTTAATTACTTCTGACCAACATTTTTGATCAAATTCTTCCACACATTTTAAATGGTGTCTCTTGCAATAATCAAGAATCTCTTTTAGATTAGGTTGCACATTGTCAGTCTCTCGCGCGTTTTGTTTTATAATACAATCAGATAGCATTTCCCAACCAAAACGATTGGTTTTTACTATCCAGTAATCTCCATTTATCATCCACTGTATTTCATGGACTTGAGTCCATTGTTTTCTCTTTCTATGATCTCTTGGAGATTTAATATAGATTGCATCAGTAAAATCAAGTGACGCGACGGCAGTTGTCTTCTCAATATATTTCTCTAATTCCGATTCTATTGTTTTCATATTAAAAAGAGTTTCTCCGTTAGCTTTTCAACCCCATGGTATGTAGCGAGGATTTTTAAACAGTATATGATATTGAATATGACCATTTCTGGCAACTATTTCGTTACAGTATAGTACTTCAAAATGTTGCTCTATAAGATCCATTATATCTGGATCAGTCAAATGTATAAAGACACAAGGTCTCATAATTCTAGATACTACTTCTTTGAACTCTTGCATGTCTACATTTAGGTTTCTTCGAAGAAAAGCATCTACTGCATCAAGTACTACCAGTTGACAGTTCCAACCCGGATGCATGACCTCAAGAGTATAACTATTTTTGTCGCCTACCGAAAAAGGACCAATGAGTGCGTCATCCTCCTCCAGGTCTAGGGATAAAATCTCCTCTACGCTTTTAAATTCCATGGATTCTGTGTTTGCTAAAATTATTATTAATTAAAGGGGCATTTAAGTCTACCCATTGATACCATATTACATACTGAAATACTGGGAAATTCACCATTTATAAATTTATCCAGCTCGTCTCCTTCTGATTTAGAGTGATATCTATGTTCTGATAATTCATTAGCAATATTATTTAATACAGTGAAAATCATATACCTTTCATCAAGAGTTCTTAGGAAGGATTTAACTGCTTCTAATTTGCTTTTATAAGAATAGATACCTCTTGCTCTCTTACCAGCAAAAGACATTTTTACATTTGCTAATGTTGGATCTTGCCAAGATAAGTATTTAAAACGATTGAATTGTTTAGTTAAATACTCATAATTGACACGTTCTGTTGTTAAGAACGGTTTTTTCTTAGTACCAGCTTCTACATATTTTTCCTTAGTATCCAGTGGGAGAAAAAATACTGTGATCTGATAATTAGATATAATACCATCTATGATTGCCTGATCTATTGTGTAGGTATACTTTACGTCAAGTCCAAGTTTTTGTTTAAGTATTTTAGCTGTTTCTTCTGACAATGATCCAGTTAAACCGAGGATCTTACTACCTTTAAGTCTATTTATTTGAGCCTCACTTAAACTATGGATTTCATCACAAATAATCAAGTCAAATTCTTCATCTGGTATGTTTCGTTGATTTGCCAGAGTTAAAGAAGGGCCATTCCATTTTTGTAGCTCCTCTCTCCATACCTCACCAATAACATTATAAGGATAAGTTACAAGTACTTTACCTGGAAAATGTCGGATGGCTTCAATAGCTATCTTTGTCTTTCCGGTTCTGGGGGCCATATCAAGAATACCTTCAAGATTCTCTAGTGAATCTAACGCTTGTTCTCCTACTTCATTTTTCGTCAATAATTTGAAATTATTATTCTTTTTCCATTATCACTTTGATAACAGATCATTACACAAGAGTGATAATGTTCAATATTATATTTGTAACCACACATTCTAAGTAGTCCTGTCACATATCTGCTATGGCGAACACTATAATTTGCGTTATTATTAATAAAAATAACTCTCTTTCTTATAGTAGGACAATAACTAATTCTTGCTATACCTTGAGAGCAAAGTTCTAGAAGGACCTTAGCCACATCAACTTTGGTACACTTAAAATAAGTCTTACATAATGCCACAGTGTCTCCAAATGATCTCTTTTTTCTTGGAAAACATTGTAGTTCACCATCTTTATCAAACGTACCAGGAGAGGTTCTTATGAAATGTTCTATAAATTCAGATAGTGATTTTCTACTTTTTATCAGACTTGGTCTATCTTTAACATAAATCATAATTCCTCCTTTTCGTGTACAACATAATAGAGTTGCTCTTTTGATGTCATCTTCTCTTCCATTTGTACATCTTTAAATTGTTTCAATTCAATCCCTTCATTAGATGCCTCCATAATCTTATGAAAGGTACTTAATAATACTATCCTGCGCATAACTGTTTATTTTTAAAGGCAAAGCTTTTTGCTTCAGTCCAGTTCTTCCAATTAAAATGTTCTCTTTCCCCTTTTAACAACCAGTCAAAGTATTTAGCATATCTCTCTGCAGTATAACCTTCTACAGCAGGAGAACTGTTTAACTCACACACTACTTGTTTGTGTAGTCTTTTGTCTTCTGGATATGCTAATATATCAACCGCGCAAAAATCAACCTCTATTTCATCCGCAGCTTGTAATGCAAGCTTGCAAATCTCTGTATCGTAATCATTCCATGGTATTACTGTCCACGCTTCTTCATTTAAGGTATGATTCCAAGCTATTCCTTCACATGGAGCTTTCTCCAGCAGCACCAATATTTTACCATGAGCAACATGTGCTCTAAATTCTCTTGTCTTAGGATAGAAATGAGTGAAATAATCACATAATTCTCTAACTTCTTCATACTCTTCCGCAGTGGTACAAACATGAAAATTTCTACCTCCTCTATGGAATCGAGGTCTGCCAATAATGGTATCAAAATCTCCCTCTATATATTCTTTTGTCATAGGTACCTTTAATATCTCTCTGGCAGTTATTTTGTCAGAGATATGACCTATGTTTTTAGAGAGATTTATATACTGTTTTGCTTTCATTGGAGTTCTACAACCCCATCTGATGAGAGTATCAATTTCACCTCTTTCTCCTTTGACAAGCTTACCTTTAATATAAACAGAGACAGGTTCTTTCATCTGTTCCACTATATTAAATACTCCTCTAAAACTTGATACTATTGCATTCATCTGAATCTATATGTGTATCTATTAATACTTGGACAATACATGCCCCTATCTGCATAGTTTTTAAGTTTATCTATGATATCTTCAACAGTATGATAATGCCGCTTTATAGGAAAGTAATAATTAAGCAATGCTTGAATGTCCTGAATACTTCTCCTTTTACCTTCTGCACATTGCACAAATCCCCACATATTTAATGTAGGACATCTATTATTTACTTCTCCAAAGCTGTCATAAAAATGATTTATAGATAAATATGTTCCTCTTTTGATTCCTCTAAATTTAAGCTTCCGCATTTTCTTACAATTTTATTAGCTTCATCTATATAAAACTGATAGTTTATATTGGAAGCTTTTGTTAATTTATTCATTATAGTAGCAAGATAACCAGCAGATAATCTGTTTCTTCTCTCACTATATTCTGGTTTGTCTTCTATTATACTGAATATGTCAAGTTGATTAGCTACTTTCTCTCTAAAACGATCAAGTGCTCCTTTTTTGTTTTTGTTAGGAGACATGATTTTAAACAGAGGAAGTCCATCGGTAGATATATAATATCTTAATGTTTTCTGCTGCTTGACGTCATCCCACTCATGTCTATCACCTCTTTTTGTCCTACTATGGATGAGAAAATCCCGAATATCTTCATGTTCTGTAATTGTCTTTTCAACTGGAACATTCTTTGAATAATAATCACGTAATGCTAATCTTACAATCCTCTTAGAGTGATTCTTATGAAAAGCTAATTCAGAACCTACCTTCTTATCTACCTCAAAGCAACCTTTTTCCTTGGTTTTACCGTCATGTTTAACAGCTATATAGTTATTTACATCTTTAATTACCATCTTTTTATATGGTGCATCCTCAAGAGTATAACCAGTTTTAGCTTCCCATTGCTTGCATATCTTTTTAAAGTCGTCAAGTTTGTCACGTTTCAACATTACAGTAATGCCATCAGTGTTCATCTGAAGTAACTTACATGGCGTGTTATAGGCAATATCTTCAGATAACTGTGTCAACTGAAGCTGGCAGTTGATCGTTGTAGATAAAAAAGCTTTGAGGTCATAAAGAAATGAGTATTCAGAGTTATAATTTCCAGTACAAGCATTTAATGCTAGCTTCAGTCCATCTGAAGTTACCATGTCTTTAGCTATCTTAGCTGCTATTCTCTCTTCAGTAGTTTCTTTGTATATTTCCGAGAATACAGGGCCAAGGTGTTCTGGATAATTCTTGTTAAGAACAGAATAAAATGGGTATAATGAGCCAGCATCTATATCTAATATCATCCATTTGTCATCCTCTTCGTAAACTCCAGCGTTAGTACATCCATGAAATCCACCTGATCCATACTTAACTTCAACTCCTCTAAAAAACACTTTCTCCTCAATCTCATCGGTACCTTTAACCGTCTTATTATAGAGATAAAGGTAGAGCTGTTGAAATCCCTTATCTTTAAACTGATAATTAGTCACAAGGATGTCTTTCAGAGCAACTCTATCTCGATATGTACGTAATTTTTTTACATAATAAGGATCTTTTTGTGTTTTTTCACAATACTTCTTCAACATTAGTTCCGATCCAATTTTTGCATCACTATAGTTGAGACAATCTAAATTAAATCTCTGTTTGAAACTGTCTCTTAGCTCAATTTTAGGAATTGTAAACTTATAGAATTGCTTAGTAGATTCTACGTCAGAACCAAGGTTATATTCTTTAATTAATGGAATATCATCTATTGTTATCTCTTTATCAATAGAGAATGGCAAATCCATTACATTCTCCAACCCAAGTACACATTGTACCCATTTTAGACTTGCACTTCTGTTTCTGTTGTCAAAATGATGAATTTTAAACAGATCACACTGTTCGTGTGGCCCATCTACTTGAGAGTATTCATTTCTGATTACTCTATTGTTTTCATCTCTTATTAATCGTAGAAGATCTTTAACGTCAAAATCTTTAATATATTTGTAATTCTTCCAAATAAAGTAACATATAGGATAATCATATTTTAAGTTATTAAATCCTACATATCTTCTATTTGGTTCAAAGTGTTTTACAAATCTATCAAGATCACTGTGAGATTCATGAATATAGAAAAAGTCTTTTCCTTTATCGTTCTCGTATGCATAAGACCAAAAGTTAGACCAGTTTTCTATGTCGTAGATCTCAATTCTTCTTTCAGACTCCACAGGGCCTCCTTAAATTTTTCATGCTTATCAGGGTTGTCTTTAACCCATTTTCTCCATGCATTTACAGTTGCCATGGAAGGAGACTTTAACGCCTTATGATATTCTTTTGCACCTTCTAAATCTAACGATTTAATTTTTCTCTTTAGAAGATTGCTTTCCTTAATTTTCATTTTTAACATAAAATTGGTGCCAGTCTTGCCATGCTCCATCTCTTCTCTTGTAAACTGTATAGGATCTGGCTGGTTATCTGTTATTGGGTTGGGATTTTCAACATGCGAGGTTTCAGAGTCATTACCCTTTACCTCTCTAAAACTTAGAGTTGCAATCTTTCCATCTGGAAGTTTACATCTCCATTTTTGTTCTTCATAAACAACACCATTAATTGTAAATGAAGAACCATAACCTACAAATTCGAGAGGAGTAACAAGAAGGGGAATTCCCTTCTTGCTACGCCAACTCAGGTAGTATTCTTTCTTCATATTCCCTCAAAGTTTCAAAGAATCTTTCTTCCAATTCTGGCTCTTGACCTAAGTTAGATTGGATTCCTTTGAGACCACCAAGCGTCATAGCTATGGAATATCTCATACCTCTACGTGAGGCTTCTTCATCAAAAATAATCCTGTTATTTTTGAAGAAATATGCTTTGGACCTACCTTTCTTTGTAGGCTCTCCGTGAATATCGACATATCCCCTCTTCATTAAGAGAGAGAATTCTCTACTCCACATCTGATCAATTAATGATGGTGGATTTGGATTATACCTATCCACCAACAAACACAATAGTGCTATTTCACGAAAAGTCATTATAAAAGATTAACAAAACTTCTAAGGCCCTGCCTTAGAGTATCCGGTTCATTACTACCCCTAGCTGTAAAGTAGCTGGAGTATTCTTAAACGGTATATTGGCTTGAGCTAGTAAGCCCAGACCATTTCCAACAGGAACTATAATAGTGGTCTCCAACTCTACAGTACCTTTATTCATAAAAGTAAACAAGGGAGTTACACTTACAGTTAATGGTAGTCCTGTAGTGTTGGCTACAAACTCAAAACCCCCAAACACCTTCAAGGCATTTTCATTGAACTCTCCATTAGTTGCAAATACTACACCACCATGAGCGATAAAATTATCATTAAGTTGCTGCCAAGGATAAATACCAATATCTACTCCACTCAATGGAGACTCAGATGTGATTTCCACATTTGACATGATTGGTAAGTGTAAATCTCCTGTGTTTGTAATTTCTACTAATATTCTGGATCGCAGTAGAAAATTATCAGCAAAATCTGCTTCTCCCAGTTCATATAATAGCTCTGATCCGAGCCATGCATTACTGGGCGCAGTTGCTCCTGAGGTTTTCATAGTAACAAGAGGTATTGGCCCATCCTGTCGACTATTTACAATTTGCCATCCACTCTGTGCGGACAGCATAAAAGGGATGCACATAAGTGCGAATAACATTAAATGTTTCATACTACAGAATTTAAATTTTTAACAGTTTGTTTAGCTAAGTGTCGAGATACTTCTCTAAATATCTCTCTCATCTGTCCAGTGGACATACGGTCAATTAAATATTCAGTACCTTTGTACACGAATAGGTCATTTTTCCTTCCTCTATTTTTAAATCCAAGGAATAACGTTTCAATATCTTTTCCAGAAACAAAGTCTTCTGATATAGCAAGATGCATTGTTTCAACAAATGCTTTATATATTGCTATTTTCTTTGTATAGTTGCGGAGTGGAAATTCCACAAATGAACTGACAGTACTTTGTTTCTCATTTTTTATGAAACAAAAGCATACAGCATTTTTTTCGTGATTTACCTTATGAGCAAACTTTATAAGATAATATCCAGAGTCTGTTTTAATATTCATAAGCTTTAGTAACTTTACACTTTTTCTTTTTACTCAATAAAATAAATTTCAACATACTTATTGGAGAAGGACTTGTAGGAAAATAACCATTTAAGTCTTTAAATTTAGCTCTTGTTACAGCAACTCCAATTGCACACAATTTACCATGAATACGCCCCTCATGATCCACCCCCATCATAAGACCAGGGACATCAAGAATTGGAAAATACTCTGTGCTTGTTAATACGTATGATCCAAGCGTATAACAATGCATACCATTCTTAAACTCATAACTAAGTTCTCCAAAAGTATGGTTACAGCTATATATTGTTCCTATCTTATTCATAGAATTCCTTTTGTGTGAAATTATAAATTTGCATTACAGGTTGTCTCCTCTTGATCAACTCAAGAACTTTGCTCATATATTTTTGAATCTTTTTTTCAGACTTAAGATAGTGTTTATACATTTCCTCATGCCTGAAAACAAGATGAATCTCCCAATTCTCACCTGTCTTTGTTATTTCAAAGATGAGGGGAGAACCGAAGATTCTTCGTTCGAAAGTCAGTACCTCAAATTGTATCATAAGTTTGTAAATCTATATCGTAAACAATTTGTTTCCCGTCTTCTATTATCAGGCACTGATGAGGAAGACAATCTACGAAAGTTACATTTCGTTCTTTTCTTATTAGACTTTGTGGAGTGTGACCGACAATCTGATGGTATCCTGGAAGTCCATCGTTATGAAGAGATTTTTCCCTTACCCAGATTGGTGATTGAAAGATATCATTACCATAAGGATTAGAGAATCTTCCACCTGGCCCTAACTTTACAAAACAAAAAGAAAATGACTTGTATTTATGTCTATCATTGATAGACTGTTCAAGATTTTCTGTGTCTATTTGATTCTCTTCACACCAAGTCTTAGTAACTCCTGCATGAGTGAAAAGAAAATTATCATGAATGTGACACATTTTCAACGGCGCACTCTTAAGAACTTCCCTAATTTTAATAGGCCAAACACCACTCTGTCTACCAGAATATCTTTCACCAAAATCAGGAAAATACTGAAAATCATGATTTCCTGTAAGTAACTCAACTTTTTCATTTGATTCCTTATATTTTAGAATATCCAGAAAATTGTTAACTTGGGCAGCTGAGTCTATGTCGAAAGAATCAAAATAGTCTCCCATGAAAATAATCTTGTCATACTCATCTGAAACTAATTGTTTCCATGTTTCGAGTCCGTGAATGTCACCGATTACTAATACTTCCATAATGTTAACATTGTGCCGATAGTTAAAGGAGTATGGGATCTCAATGCTACTACACGATAAATTTTACCTATACCATGCATAATAGTTCGATCATCTAATATCTGAAAGGTTTTTACATGCTTATGATATAAAACATCATCTGCCTTCAAATCCAGTCTATCAAGTGTAAGATAAAGCATTTCGCCTATATTAGGGGTAAAGAATATTCTACGTTCAACATTGAGTACTCTGATGGATATTCTTTTAGGTGCAAACTTAAACATTGAAAGATCGTCTGTCTTAGTAGTCATTCCATTCACCCATTCCATGTAAAATCTTCCATTGTCGATGCTCAACTTGGCTTTCATATAGTCATTATCAAATCTTTTTTTTACTGGTTTAGTAAGCTTAGCTACCACATCAATCTTAGAAGACTTATAGTTCTTTTGTTTTACCTTACTAGGATAGTTAACAAGCATTCCATTAAAAGTGAATGCATTATTATCACATATCCACAAAGGCCCTGTAATTATTATAGGTTGTCTAAGCAACCATCTAAGTAACTTCCTTAGCATGTTCATCGAGTAACTCTTGTAGTGATTGGTAATATAGTTTATCTTTTCTTTTCTTTTCTTTTGTATCGTTGAGCTGGTCAATTGTCTTATTGATTAACCTTACCTCACTTCTTCTAAGTTTTATTGTTCTATCCTTTAACTCAAAAGAAGACTTTCTTATGATATAATCTTTATGTAGAATATCATATCCATCAAAGATCCAGGTATCTTCATCAAGTTCAGGTTCATATACTCTTTGTGTCCTTCTATTTATAGTGAATTCTTGAGTATGAAGTGAGATATTCTGACAAACATCAAATACAAAGTTTCTTACAACCCATCTATAAATTCCCAAAAAATCCATGATAGGTAGAAATACAACCTTGGCAATAAACATTATCCAGGCTATTATGAATATTATCATAAGTAGTTTCATTCGTCAAGATATTTTTTATCTTCAGACTTTCGCATAGAGTCGTCGATTATTAACAATATAAGGATTATAACAACTATAATTGTAATCATTCTTCAAACATTAAAAGAAACCCTAAAAAACATAAGAACAAAAGAGAACACATTATTATTCCATACTCAATGAGTATTCCCAACAGACCTAAAAATAGGAGTATTTGGCCCACTGATATCCTGCTTATAAAACTCCTTCGCTTCCACATAACTTTTACAAATTCTTGCATCTCCGTTGTCCTTGACGCAGGCTACAGAACCTTCATGATTCTCAAAGAACCAATCTCTGGCTTCATCTATACTATATACAGTTTTCATTATTTTATTTTATCTAAGTCAACGTGATTACTTTCTAAAATATGAAAGAATCTACTTTGCAAATACTCTGCTGAAAATTGTTTATCAGGATCTCCATACTTAACTTTTTGACGAAGAGCATCTTTTATGTCTATGAGAGCAGACCAATAATTAGCTCCCTCTGTTGCCCAAATGATTTTAGCCTCATCCTCTTGGTCGAGAACAATGATATGGCTATTTATGGGCACATTTATGATTATACTTGCTTTATCTTCCATAATTATTGTGTTAAAAAGACCGGATCGAGGGGCAAGATTCGATACTTGCACGAACCGTTACTTACATCCAGTTATATATCGGACACGGTTTCAGCGTTTCCCTGTAAAGGTATTGCCGCGTCTGCTACTCCGCCACCCTCTCTCCGGTTGTGGCTGGAGCAACATACCCCTATATTTTAAACTCCAGCTGTTACAAAAGCACTCATTTATGCCAAATAAAAAAGCAGAGCAGCTTCTGAGATGGTGGTGCCGACTCACTATCTGCCCTGCTATTAGTTCTCTATCTTCGCTCCTGGAGTTAACGGTTATCCTTAACCAACTCTTTCGGAGTCTTAAGATTCTACTTTATTATACGACATGAGAGAAGAACTACCCTTAAGGGACATGTAGCTCTCATGAAGAGGATTATCTTCGACGCATTGTAGTAAATTATTCTATCAATGGGCTGCAGCATTCGTAGTCATTATGTGTAACTTCTGAATCAAAATCCATACACACCCATCCATTCGTTTTAAGGATGGCACTCCATCTTCCATTAGAAGATATTTTCAGGTCTTCATCCCTTTTACACCAATTACGGATAAGTTCATCGTTATGATGAACCATAACAGTATCAATGTCTTTCCATACTATCCAAATTGAGTCCCGATGCTCGATCTCTAACTCATCACATTGAGGAGTACTCTCATTGTAAGTGGTACAAGAAGTCATTATTATTACTCCTATAGTGATAATAATGGCGAGAATGATATACATTATTCTCTTAGGGTCTAATTGTAACTGCATAGTGTTCATTTTAGTGGAAGGCAAGTACCCTTCCTGTTACATAATTTTTTAAATCTTCCCGATAATCTTTCAACTAGCGCGAAATCACGAGCTCTCTTCAAGTTGTTGAAGGCTCTCTTTCTTTCTGTGGTGTGTACCACATAAGGCGTCATTTTCATCTCTCAAATTTTGAAGTTCATTAAATTGTTTTCTGGAATTTGCTTCCAGTTCTGCTTTCTGGGCTTCTAAATGTTTTACTTCCAACCTGTGGTCGGTATTCATTATTGCTAAGTAGCATATAATGAACAGTAAGGCTAAGATTATTATCCACATGATTTACAGTTTTCTAAATTTACGAACATGACACCTAACGGCAATTTGATTCACATATAAACATCCATCTTCAAGCTTAAGATCGCATTGAGTTGTACACCTGATTATCATAGTATCTATTGTTTTATCTTCATTAGATACTACTACTTGTAGCTTATTACTTTTACTTGAACATGCAAATAAAAGTAAAATAAATAATAACTTTCTCATTAATGTAAATATTAAAAAGCTAATCGTTCATCAAAAATAGCATCCACAATCAAGTCATCATCTGGTTCATTAACTATCCAACCTATAAATCTTGCTCCTTCATAAGCTTCTACACATAATGGAGTTATCTCTTTTCCATTGTTTGATACAATTGTAATGTTAACATTACCTGGCACGACACTATCTTGAACTGTCCATCTGGTAATATTACTTCTCTCTATTGCTATGTTTTTATACAGCAAATGAAATGAACTCATAGAAATTCATTTTGTGTAAAAGTTCTTTTAAGCTGGTCATAAGTCATACACAAAGCACCTCTATCTACATCTTCTCTCTGCTGCTTACCGCCATCGAACTTTATACTATGATTGATAATAAAGGGTTTTTCATCCTGCATATACTGAGCTGGTATATATTCATGACATACAGATGATCGTATCTGATTCTCTTTAGTGAACATTTGCTGATCAGCATCATAACAACGCTGGACAATTTTAGAGATTTGTCTTCCTAATCTTCTAAAGTCATCTTTAGGGGTAAATTTTTCCATTGTGTGTATTTTTAAGGCTTTGTACTATCCCAGTGCTGCAGATCCACAGCAATAACTATTACTATGAATGCGATTATAATAATTTGTGTCATTTTCTTGATTATTCTTTACAATTTAAACAGTAAGGAAACAGATAAACTTCCTCTTGTAAATATTTTATAATCCCGATGTCAAACATCTGCCTTTTTATTTGATTCTCCTCACCCCACAAAATCTCAGAAACATATGGTGTAGTAGCATTATATTCATTGCGTATATACACTACTGATTTTTTACATCTTTTTGATGTTTTATTTCTCCGTATAGCATAGCCAAGTTCTTTATCATGAATAAGATACCACTCAGTCTTCTTCTCACATCTAACTGGAGATTCAGATGGAGATTTAGATTTGTGTGTCATTACATAACTAGTGAGAAATGCTGTGAGCATAGCTGTAAGAAATATAGATGCTACGAATCTGATGTATTTAGTCGAGTTCATGATAATATAATTTTTAACTTTTTCCTTGCTTCAGATAAATACCACTTAGAAGTTCCGTCCGATATATTTAAAATCTTTCCAATCTCCTTATGTGTGTACCCCATAATAGAATAAAGATGAAATATGTTTTTTTGAATAGGTGATAGATTCTTATCAATCGCATTTAGAATATACTCTGCCTCCAGCTTACGAACAGCAGTATTATGAGTAAGAGCGATCTTTGGAATAAAGTATTCCTTTCTTTTACGACGAGTATCAATAATATTGTTCGTAATTACACGACACATCCAATTCAGTGTTTTCTCTTTTGAGTGAAACTCATGCTTTGGTAAATTTGCTAACGCCTTACAGAAACCATTATTAAATAAAGATTCTGCATCTTCATCAATACTTTCAAATCTCTTACATGTTAGATATATCTTTCGGTAACATATGTCGTATAACTGTACTTGTCCTTTCCTGTCCTTCGACATCTTCACAAACTCTTCTAAGGAATTCATGTAAATTTATTTTTCTTTTTCAAATGAATTAACATACTCTTTAAAACTCTCTAACCATCCTTCAACTTTATCATAAGTTAACTTAACAAGTACAAAAACAAAGATGAATGTCTCAATTAGTAATATTATCTCCCACCAGTGTACATCATTTCCCTGAAATGGTTGTGTGTCTGTAGTAAAAACAATATATACAGGTCTCACTACAAATAGTAAGAACATTATTGCTTTGAAGACTATAACGATTCGATCATATAATGTTTTCATTGCTATTTTTTAAAGAAATCAATCTTAGCGGGTTCTCCAGTGAGTTTCTTATGTTGTAACTCTCCTTTAGCTATGGCTAATGCTACTCTATAAGCTGATAGAGCAGTTTGAGCTACTTTTAAGTCCTGAGTTTTTGTGAACTTGTTATATAAAGTGTCACCCATGTTCTCAGTGTTTCTAATGATTTTCCGTGCTCCTTGAGGTTTCATGATAAAGTTTTTAGATGATTTTGTAAATTCTTTTTCTTTTTATATATTCTGATGACTTCAGGTGTAAGATCACTTACATGTAGTCTAAGATTTTTAGCAATATAGTAAGGTGCAAGTGTTTCCTTACCTGTTATACGTGGTACACACCTGTAACAACTATTAGCATATGTAAAAGCTCCTTTTTGTTTACTTGGTACTTTTGGGAAATGTTTTATCTCTCTAGTATCTCCACATTTACCACAGGTTTTATGTATTAGTTCTCCCTTAAAATTATAGAATGTTTCTGGATAAAACGGATAGTTAGTGTTTAATCTTTTCCTAAAATGTAAATTGTTAAGACAATTATTGAATGGATCACCATCTATAGTAGTAAGATGGTATAAGTGATAACTATCTGGTGGTGTTAAATTAAATGCATCTCTCATAAGAAGTGATATGTAATAAGTTACATCCTTGTTATGGAAGCGCACTTTTACTGTTGCTATACCAAGTTTGTCAAGCCGCTTTTTTAATCTCTTTCTGTTACCATAATATGAATACATTTCTCCATCTTCACCAATTGTATATCTACAATCAGTCCCAGGGATGATTACTTCTCTCATAATATATCATTTTATACACTGATGCGCGGCTGGGACTCGAACCCTACCCTAGAGCTCCACAAACTCTCGCTCTCACCCGGTGAGCTATCCGGCATATGTTAGAAATTATAAAGTAAGTGGTTTACTTATCCTAAAATAAAGTCTAAAATACCTCTAAGGAAAACTGTGAATATCTAACTAAGCTCCCCACTTACTTTTATCTTAAAATTCACTCGTATGTACAACCACTAGCACAATCCCAACAGTAATACCAGAATGTTTTAAATCTTTGTTCATGTAAATATGGAGCTATGATTATACCTTTGTACTTAGAAGCAAAGTCTTCCCAATCTATTACTGTCTTACCATACCTATCAATGATTCCATATTCTACGGTTAACTGATCTAACTCTTTACATGTTTTAATATGTAAGACGTTTGCATTTGCCTTCAATTCACACATGTATGTATACTGTCCTAGTCCATTAAATTCTTCTTGTTCGCACCATCTACGCCAATCATCATCAACTGAAACCCATAGACCATTTGGTTTAAAATAGTCATCTTGAGACACATTAATGAGATTATCTATTAGTTTAGGTGAGTGATGTGTGAGTATCATATGCTAAGCTATTAGTAGTTGATTGAGAAGCGTAAGGTATGATGAATAGTCTTTATACTTAAGATATGTCTTGATGGCTCCAATTGCTAAATCCCTCTCTTCCTTTGTGTCAAAGAAATTACCAGGCCAATATCTTAACCAACACCAGTCATTAGTGTCAATATCTGGGAGTAAATTGGTATTTATCCAGTATTTATACCCTGTCTCAAGCATACCTTCAAAGAACATAATCTTAGAGTTTATTAAGCTATTGGTAGCCAAGGTTTGACTTGTGTTATCTAATAAGATTAACTCTTTATTGACACATTCCCCATACTGCTACTGCAAAGAGGATTATAGCTATGATTGCTTGAATTATGAATAATGGAGCTGCTTCGTCAAATGAATTTTGCATGATATATGTATTGAAAGATGAATAAAAATAAGCAGTTTAACATGATTGCTCAGCATGGAGTTTTTAAACCCCAACTTCTCTGTTGTGACCCTAACTTAGGGTGTAGGATGACTTCACTTTTTATAGTGGAACAAGTCCCAAACAAACCACTGGATTATTAGAGTATTTCCAACCTCTTGGTCGTAGTGATAAATGTTTACCAGCATTACCAGTGTATGCAAGACATTTCTCTTGATGTGCTTTATCACCTCTAAAATCATCATTTGGATCATTAACCCACTTATAACCTTTGAGTATTGTCTCATTCTCAATCCTTCTATCCACTTCAGCATCTATCTCAGCACATATTTGCTTATCAGTATGATTAGCTCTGTATAAACTAGTTAGATAGCTTATTGATTTGTGTTGTAAGTTCATGATTTTATCTTTTCCTGAAGTTAGTGGAGTTTATTTGATCTTTTTTCATTATCTGGAAGTTTTTGGGGTTGGTTCTTCCTTCTTTGGAGACTAAACTCACGGTAAATAAACCATAATATGGCTAATGTGACCATGATAATTGCTAATGTTACCAACATAACTTATTGATTGTTAGACTGTTGTTCAAAAAGAATACATATCTGCGATTAATCGAAGTAGTAAATAACTCTACAAGAGGGCACTCTCTATGTAGAGCTGATATCTTGCGGCGTTTGCCTGTCAAGTATCTTGTTAGTATCTCACCCAGTGCCAAATGGAAGGTTAGTTTATTTAAGGGCCTATCAGCATCAACCTACAACTATGGAACGTGTACTTTGTTCCCAACTGATACACCACAACCTGAGAATAATCAAAATAAAATGTGACCAGCCAATTACTCACTCAACTACTTTTGTAGTTCGTTTACATATTGACTGGTCATTTGATAACTAGCTATCTATTAGCTAGTCGGTTCAAAAGAGATCTTTCGATCTCTACTCGGGAAATGTGGCTGCCTGAGCTTTGGCATGAACTGACGTCTCTTCGGTCTGCCCTTCAGGTAGAACGTTGAATACGTCAGGTTGGCCAAGCTTGGAACAACCGTCAATCACGTCGATCGGACTATGGATCTCCTGTACCATTGTCCATTCGAACTGACGTCCATAATCCTCATCAGGAGTTGTCTCCCGATAAGTTGCAAGGTACGTCTTGTTGGACTGAAATCCAGCGTTTGCGGCCGCTGTGCCGCTTAGGACGTTCCTGTTTGGAATCTGTCCACCGACTGGAATAAGGATGATCGGTCTTTCCCCGTTCTTGTCAAGACGCAACTCGGTCTTGGCCTCATCCTTGTAAAGTGTCGCTGTCTTAGCCGCGACAATAGCAAATCCGTTCTTCATGTTAAATATTTAGATGAAAAAATAAGATACTCAACCTATGGAAAGGGTCTGTTTTTAGAGATCAACAGACCACTTAGTGTCACCACTCAAACAATGAGTCAATGAAGTCATTGCCTTGATCAGCAGCGTCGGTCAATTCGCCTAGTGACATGATGTTTAATTTAAAGGTGACATAATAGAGCAAAAGGAGTCTCTTACCGTTCGATTGACGGGGTATTCCCTCTGCTCAAATTTTGGATGGGGTCTCTTCTTAGATAGAAGCACGCAAGTTCCATTCTTTAAGCTTACAAAATAAAATATAGAAACACACAAGTTCCATCCTTTAAGATTATAAAATGCCCCTAAAATTATAAAAAAAAATAAAAATGTTGAAAAATTATAAAAAAAATTAAAAAAAATGATAAAACTCATGGTATATCCTTTTTTGCCCGTAGAATGGGCTTTTTAAAGTATATTTAACATATAATTAACACTATATTAGTAAAAAAAGTGGCTATTTTGTTTACTTTGTTGTCAACTAAAGTATGTATTTCAAAAACTTTTTCGTATATTTGCACTCAGAGTTGGTTTAGACTCTCAAGCCTCAAATTAGAGATAACATCAAGTTATAGAGATTCCTTGAGATGCGACCATTGAAAGATCGGAAATATTTAGATGTCATTACCCAATGTGGTTTGTGGTTGAAAATGACTCTCGGATGTCGCCTTTAGGCTAAACCTGCTAAAAAATACCGATTTGCTCTGAAAACATAACATATTTTGACCGAGCGATCTTGCTCGGTTTAACTTTTCTTTACTTTAATGTAAAGATAATAGTTAAATTCAGAAACTTTTTCGTATATTTGTAATATGAAAAGAAGAGGTATTCAACCAGATCTATCCCATATTGACCTTGTGAGGGATACACTGTATGTGATTAGAAGTTCTATGCATCTTGATTTACCTGAGAAAGAAGAGAACTTGACCTTTTATCAGGCTCTATGTTTCGTTAAGAATGGAATACCTGTAACCCGGCAATCCTGGCCTAGAGGACAGTTATATTTTGATAAAGATCAGGATTTGTGCCTGTTTACTGGTGACCATACTTTGATGTTATGGACTCCGTCAAAAGAAGATGCTTATGCGAATGACTGGAAAATTACTGATAATGTTTAGTACTGCCATATTAAGTGTTTTAAAACATGAAGGTGGATATGTTAATCATCCTTCCGACCCTGGTGGTGAGACTAATTGGGGTATTACCAAACGAAGTTACCCTGATCTTGACATTAAGAATTTAACTAAAGAGCAAGCTGTTGAAATCTATAAAAGAGACTTTTGGAATAAGTATAAGATTGAAAACTATCCTGTCTCTGTAAGGTTACAGATGTTTGATATGTCTGTAAATATGGGTAATAGAAACGCTGTCAAGACTTTACAGAGAACATTAAATAGGATAAATGCTAACCTTGAGATAACTGGTGTCTTAGATGAGAGAACCAGGGAAGCTCTTGATAATGCTCCATTTTTATTTAATAGTGCATTGACAGTCGAGAGGATAAAATACTATGTTGATCTTGCTCAAGCTAAGAAATCATTAAAGGTCTTCTTATCAGGATGGGTGAGGAGAGCTATAGAAATAAATTATGGAAATTGATATAAACAAAGGTCAGGATATTAACGTTTCAGAAGATAAATTCTGGAATATATATCTGAAGGTGATTAACCTTAACTATGAAGTGCTTACTGATAGAGAGATTGATGTGCTATCAATAGTCCTGGCAGGAAATATAGATAAGCCTATTTTCAAGAGAGCTTCTCATAAGAGGATAGCTGCTACTTTAAAAATGAGTATTGCCCAGCTTTCTCATCTTAAGAAGAGTCTGATGGAGAAAGGATTTCTAAAATATACTGAGGATGGTATAATTCCTCATGACAAACTTCAACTTCTGAGAAAATATATTAGAAGTGAAAGAAGTAAAGGAGAGTTTCCTATACTACTTAAACTGCCTTATGTATTATGAGCATGTTAGATGACGCTATACAGTTACTAGTAGATAAAGCTATTAAAGATGATAGGGAAAAAATAATCAAAGCATTTCAAAGCGATATAGAAAAAGAGAATGTACATTATTTTGATTCTGATCTTATTTTAGAAATGTTAAAAGGTGACAGAGTAGTAATTGAAATAATAAAGTCCGTAGATGGACGCAGAATAGCAGTTAAAAAAGACTAAGATGATACGCGACGAGATAGATTTTCTTGAAAGAGAATATCGTGATATGTATAGAGGTCAGCCTGAGGTATTAAAGTTATCCCCAGAAAATGTGGCCATTCTTAGAGAAGAACTTGAAATAGATCCTGAAGAAGATCTGTCTATGTATCATGGTATGTATATTGAAGTAGATGAGTATTATGATTTAGAACTAGGATCTCAAATGGATGACATTAAAGCTGTAATGGATTTTGAAGAAGATTACTGAGCAGTCAGATATTTTATATTACACAGCAAAAGAAACGGGGCTGACATTTGAACAGGTTAGGGTGTTGGAGAGAGAATTCTGGAAATCTCTAAGATACTATCTCTCCCACCCTCTTCTTACTGGAAAAGGAATAATGATTTCTAAATTCATGAAGTTCTTTCCTAAACAAGAGAACTTATATATGGCAAGGACCTTAAGTAAAAACCAATATTTAAAAATAATTTACAATGAGTGGACCAGACGGACGGCAAAAAAGAAAAAGTGACACATCTATCAAGGATATCTTAAGTGATATTCAAGGTAAAAGTGAGGTTGAAAATGGACTTGAAAAAGAAGCCAGACTTGATAACTTCGATTTTAATGAGGAGTTTCAGACCAAAATTCAGGATTACAATAAACGATTAGCAGACCTGGACGAAATGTACTCAACAGTCAGGCCTATTAATAAAATCCTGATCAAGATGCGTCTTAACGAACTTAAGCGCACAGAAGAAGGTACTCTAATCCCTTCTGTTGAGTTGTATATGCCTAAAACACAGGCAGGGTATGGAAACATGCAAGCAATTGAAAATCCATTTCCATTCTCAAGAGAAGCAATAGTTATTGCTATTCCTTATTACAAGGATGAAAAAGGTGTTCAGACTGAATACATGGGTGTTAAAGTGGGAGATCGAATAGTTCTCCGAGGTAAACCAATTGCTCTTGAAGGTGGAGGTGATCAAGCCAGAATTGCAATTCCCAACGCTTTTATCCACCCTGATTATGAAAAGGTGATGTATCCGACTGATCCTGACAACAGACATTATGGGTACATTTTAGTAGATCCATATGCTGACGTCCAGGTTGTCCTTCCGTAACGTTTTTTACTTTGTACAGGGATATTTACGAATGTTCCTGTACATTTATTTTCCGTCTGTCCTTAGGTCTCATGTAAAGAGACATATTAGGTATAGATTTTTTAAAGGAAAAAGATGCTTAGAAAACACAGAATGCTATGCATGTGGATGTGACACCCCAGGTGTCTTTTTTGCATCCAAAGGCTGTGAAGCTCTTAAGTATTTAAAACAACCAGCTTGTTATCCCAGAATATCAAGATATATGTGGAGTAAATTAGAGCATGATTTTGGAGATATCCAACCAGGAAAAATTTCAACTATTTTTACCTATTTTGGACCAAAGTCAATCAAGAAAGTATATGCCTCTTGTGGATGTACCTCTCATAAAGAATCAGATACTGAAGGTAATGTAGATATAGAGATCACTTTTAATGCAAGAGAGAAACGAAAACCTTACACTTCCACCAAGCACATAACAGTGACTTTTGAAGATGGAACGAGTGACGTTTTAAAAATTAGCGCAAATGTACAAACGAGAATACGAACAGCATCTGAACTGGGTAGATAGAGATAAGAATCTTGCCCATAGCGAGACTACCGAAAGAAAGTATTTCTTCGGAATAAGATATTCCAAAGAACATATTAAAGTAACGCATGAGTTCTCAGATTCAGATAAAAAAATAGGATTTAGACATGTTAACCAAGGTTTGCAAGAACTTCACGAAGGACATTAACTATTGGGAGTTAAATCCTCAGGTTGCTATTGTCCTTCCTTATTCGTTACTCTACGATAGAGATGAATCAGAAGATAAGACTAAGTCCTCAGGAGAGATGTGGTCAATCACTTTTATGAGTGATCCTGATGAAGATGTTAACATATTTTTTAGATATGGAATAAAAGAGAGACAAGAGAGGTTGACTGAACTTTTTCAGACAGACTGGGAAGATCCATTCATTAAGCAGTGCTTAGAGTCCTATCCTAATGATTTTATGGACTCTATCGAAAAAAGCCTCAAGGACACTAAAGAGTACTTAACAGAGAGAGCCAACATTTTGAAGAGTGTAATGTCTAATAGAGATGAATACCTTCAGAACATAAACAAAATAGATACAGCAGTATCTAAGAATCTTAAGCTTTATGAAGAGCTTGCTGAGATCCAGCAAAAGTTCTTAAAGGCTAAAGAGTATACGACTGTCAAAGGTGGCAGACGTGAGACTAAACAAGAGAAGAAATTAATATGACGACTTTAACAGACAAGAGAATTCTTAACGCACAAGATTACACTATAAGTGCAAATTTATTAACTGGATCTTTTTCTTTAAAAAGAAAGGATATTTTGAGTTATAATTTATCTGCTAATACATATAGACCGAGTACTATCTCTTTAATTTTATCTTTATCGCCTGAAGCAGCTGAAGTATATGGTAAATCTGAGGTGACAGCTACACTTGTGTCATATGAAGTGTTACCACTTATAGAGTGGTTTCCTAATCCAACCAGTAATATAACAATTACAGCAGATGAATAACTTAATAGAGACTCCAAAATGGAGTAGCGATAGAAAAGGTGGAACAGAATGGGAATGTAACGGGTTAAAATTTAAAGCTCCTGATGTGATGCCAGTTCCAGAGGATACAGGTTGGAAGACCATCTGTAGAGTAAAATTTGAAGATCCAAGTATTTTACCTTGGGAAGACATGGATACCTTAGCCCATCAGAACAGAAGTGGATACAACTGTTATGCATTAGGTCCATATTATGGTGTAGCAGACGGATATGTAGCTTGTGGATACGGTAAAACTACTATTCCTTTAGCATTGGCTAACTGTCTACAATTAAAAGCAGATGGTAAACTGCACATAGACGGTTTAGCAAGAACACCAAAGTCATTAAAAGTAATGATTTATGAAAGTGATAAAATATGGGAGACAGACCTGCGGACCTTGTGTAAGAGCTGATGAAGTCATTCCCAGGGTTCTGGAAGAGTTTCCAGATATAACATATGA